TCCCTTACTAAAAGAAATAACTTATAAAGAGGTGAAACTTTTTCTTGAAAGATATTAATATTTTACAACTACAGGCCAAAGATGTTGTTTTTAATGATTATAAAGTAAAATCATTGAAAAGATATAGTGCTGTATTTGATTATTCTTTAGAAAGTATAAAAATGGAAGAAATTCATCATAAAGTTTTTAGAAATAATAAATTTATTTTTCAAGAGAACGGAAAAAATTATACTAATGACATTATTTCAATTGCTTTTGATTATCGTCATAAGAATTATTCCATATTTGAACTTAGAAATAAATTATATAAAGATGGCTTTTATTGTGAGGGAAAACATTATGTTAGATATAAAAGATCAAGTGGAAGTGCTAGAGTTGGTAAGTGTTTATTTATTCGTGAAGAATTATATTATCCAATGATGAAATGGTCTAACATGGGCCTGTCTTTTAAGAAAGATAGTGAAGTAGATTTAGCTTCTATGGAAGCTTATATCGCTTTAACCACGTCAAGTATTATAGGTACTATAAAAATTTATCCAGAAAATATTTTATTAATAGATGACTATGAATCAATTTTCGAAGATGAGGCTGTGGTTGTAGAAGTTGAAAATAATAAACTTCGTGCCAACAATAAAAAAACCATTATTAAAAATTCTATTTGGGATGGTCAAAGTTTATTAGATGAATCTTTGTTCAATGGTGAATACAAAGATAAAGGAATGCTATTGTTAAGAAATCGTTTCTTCAAATCTTGTTGTTTTAATACAAAAATACAAAAATTTTTCAAAGATCATAAAATTACTTCAATAAATCAGTTAAAAGGAAAAACAATAGCAAAAGATATTTCTCAAATCAAACTTATAACTACTCCTTCTAGTATTAAATTTTTAAAATTTGGAACTTATGATAACTTTTTAGAAAGAATGGATTCATTATTTGGTGTTGTTAAATATGATAAAAAAACACATTTTATGGAGGGCGAATTAGTACAAACTCATTATCAACTATTGAATACATTAGAATTCACAAGAGAAGACATGGAAAAATTTTTAGAAGATTCTTTTGATTATTTAAAAAAATTAAAAAGAGATTTAAGTGTATTTAGATATCAATTAAAAATTAAAAATAATATATTAAATAGATTTCAATTACAATCAATGAATGATTTTATATATCAAATGTTAATTTTAAATGATGATATTAAAAAAACATCCATGTTTTACAATTTCAAAAAAGAATTTATAAGAGCTTATATTGCCAATATGCGGAAAGGTCATATTCTTGTGAATGGTAATTATTCCACGATGATGGGTAATGGGTATGAAATGTTATTAGAATCCATTGGTAAATTTTCAGGAGTAAGTGTGATTGAAAAAGAGCATGTAATGACTGTAAGATTCCCTTCTGAAAAAGAATTATTAGGAATTAGAAGTCCTCATATAACAATGGGGAATATATGGGTAGTTAAAAACAGAATTTATTCAGAATATTTAAAATATTTTAATTTAAGTGAGCAAATTATTTGTGTGAATGCAATAGAAAGTAATTTACAAAATAGATTGAATGGATGCGATTATGATAGTGATAGTATTTTAGTAACTGATAATAAAATTTTAGTTGAAAAAGCTAAAATGAACTATGATAAATTTTTGGTTCCAGTACCAAATATACCTTCTACCAAAATTAAAAGGTATAATAATTATAATCATAAAAATGATTTAGATGACAAAACTTCGGTGAATAAAATAGGGGAAATAGTTAATTATTCTCAAGTATTAAATTCTTTTTTATGGGAACTAAAAAAAGAAGGCAAAGATTATAGTAGTGTTTATAATGATATTTGCATATTAGCTGTAATGAGTGGTATAGAAATTGATAAAGCTAAAAAAGAATATTCGATTAATAATGAAATGGCATTAAAAGAATTGAAAACTAAATATAAGTATATTATTGATAAAAAACCTATGTTTTTTAGTTATTTGCCAAATAAATTTATTTTATTCGATCAAGAAATTTTATCAAAATGTTATAGAAACTATGAAACCTCTATGGATTATTTAGAAAACTCTATAAATAAAAATCAAAAAAAAATTAGAGCGCCTAAAGAAGAAAAAATAACGATTGGTGAATTAGTTAATAATAATAATTACATCATTGAAAGGAAAGACAAAATAAAAGCTAGGAGAGTAATTAAAGAGTGCGAGATATTAAAAAATAAAAGTGATTTAGTATGGAGCAATCCTACTTTAAGTTCTCAAGAAAAATATTTTACTACTTTAGAATTACAAGACGATTTTATTAAGAAAATAAAAAGTAAAAAGTTAACAAAAGAAGTTATATGTTTTATTCTTAAAAATCTTTCTACTAAAATACAGAGGAAAATGTTATTTACTCTTTATCAAACGAATCCTCAACAGGTAAAAGATTTATTAATGGATAAAAAGAAAAAAATAGAAATAATAAAAAGAGACGATAATGGCGATATCATTTTATATCAAAAAAAGTTTAAAAAAATACAAAAACAATAATATTTTTGTGCCATTTAGTACATTTGTTTTCCCCAAAAAAGAATGAATTCATCTATATAAAACATGTTCTTAATAACGGTTATTATAGGAGAGAAAGGAATTATTATGAGAGAATTAAAAAGAGACGAATTAATATCTATGTTATCTATAAAAAGTGGCGTTACAAAAAAAGAAACCGAAAAGATTTTGAAATCTTTAGATTTTGTTGTTTATAATTCTATTATTCGTGGTTTTATGGTTAGAATTCCTGGCATAGGAAAATTTGAACCTAAACCAGTAAAAGAAAGAAAAGAAGCTCGTAATTATGGTGGGAAAGATTTCTTAGGAAATGATATTATTATTCCACCCACTCCAGCTTTTTGCAGACCTTCTTTTAGTTTTGTTAACCAGTTTAAACAAAAAGTCAAAGAAGCAACTACTGGAAGAGTTTATGAAAGAAAGGAAGATAAAAATGGCTAGGCCATTAAGAGAAAAAGAGTTATATAGAGCAATTACTAAGCACGCAAAAAGTAATGATATAAGACAGGGAGAAAAATATTATAATGCTCTGTTTTCTGTTATTGTATCAGAACTATCAGCTGTTGGCGAAATTAATTTACCCAAAATTGGTAAGTTATTAACCCACAGAACAGGTGGGGAAGAGAAAACTTTTAGAAATCCATTAACTGGTGAAACTTTTACTAAATTCGTTGAACCAGGATATTTAATTAGTTTTCAATGTTCTAATCAATTGAAAGAACTAATTAATGGGAAAACTAAAAAACCATTGTCTAAAAGTGACCCTAAATATCAAAAGTTGAAAAGAGATATGGAAAAATATAAAGATTTACAAGCACAAACGGACATATTAAAAATGTTGGATGAGTTACAAAATGAAGAAAAGGAGGAATCTTAATTATGGAGATAAATAATGATTCTTCTATTTTTTCTAAAATTTTTAATTTAACTCAGAGTGTAAGAAAAGGCGAAATTACATATGAGGATTATGCTTCTTTATTGGATAGTAATTATTCTATAGATACGTTGCGTAAGTTTTCTTATGTTTTTTCTGAAATTTTTTCGAATATAGATCAAGAAAATATAGACTTATCTACTGAATTAAAAGATTTAAAAGAAGAAATAATTAAAGAACGACAAAAGCTACAATTAGTCAGAACTGATTATAATGCTTCTATTCGTTATGATGCAAGAAAAGAATTATTCAATGAAATGGTTTTAGATTCTATAAATAAATTAAAACCTATCGAAGTTAAAAAAACCGTCTTTTCTAATAGAACCCCTGAGAAAACAGGAGTTTTGTTTATATCTGATGAACATTATGGAAAAGACTTTAAACTTTATGGATTTTATAACGAAGTTGTGAATGAATATTCGCCTAAAATATTTAAAGAAAGAATGTGGAATCTTTTATCAAAAATTAATAATGATATTTTTGATATGGGATATGAAAAATTAATAGTGTGTGATTTAGGGGATAATATAGAAGGAATTTTAAGAGCTACAAATTCATTGCGTAAATTAACAGTAGGAGTAGTTGATTCAATAATAGAATATAGCGAATTTATTTCTATATGGTTGAATGAATTATCTCAACGTTTGGAAATACCAATAGAATATCATTTAAATGGAGGAAACCATGATATTTTAAGAATATTAAATTCTAAACCTGATTTCGATGAAGAAAATGTAGGTAAATTAATAAATCACTATATAAAATTGAGATTAAAAGATAATAAAAATATTTTAATAGGCTCTTATTCTGATATTGGTTGTCATAATTTGTATGGTGTTAATATGTTAACCTATCATGGGGCTGGTAAAGATTTGAGTTCTGAAATCTCTTTCTTTGAAAATTATTATCAATTAGATATAGATTTATTAGTTTGTGGGCATTTACACACTGAAAAAGAAACAGCTTTAGGAAGTGGATATTTAGGTAACAGATTGGGTATAGTTTGTCCTTCTATTATGGGTCCAGATGATTATAGTAAAAAAATCAGAAAAACCAGTAGACCTGGGGCTAAATTTATTTTATTTAGCAAGGATGGAATTGATTTAGAAAAAACATACTATTTATGAGAAAAGGGTAAACGGAGGATAAACAATGGCCACAAAAAAGATAAAATTATTAGATAATTATTGTGTTTATTGTGGGAGAGAACATGCGGTTGAAGATTTTTATAAATCTTTTAATCCTTATCATACTAGTGGATATATTCCATATTGTAAAGAAAGTGCGAGAAAAATTTATGATAATTATTTGGTGAAAACAGGTAATGTTGAATCTGCTTTATGGTATACATGTTCTGAAATTGGAATACCATTTATAACAAAAGTATATAAAGCTGTATTAGAAAGAGTAAAAAACTTAGGTCCTGGAAAAGATTATAATTATATAGGAATTTATATTACTTTTCTACACAGATTAAAAACTAAAGTGGATAAATGGGATACTTTTTATAGAACCGATGTTTCTTTAGACCAAGTATCTAGTGTTTCTAAAAGTGAAGAAGCAATAAACAAAGAAGCACAAAGACTGGAATTAGATTGGGGAAAACAAACTGTAGAAGATTACCAATTTTTGGAATATAGATGGGATGTATATATGGAACGTTTCAAAGATGTAGAGGTTCCTCCCGCGCAAGAGACTTTATATAGACAATTATGTTTGGTTGAATTACGTAAAAGAAAAAAAGAGGAAAAAGAAGAATTAACAGATAAAGAGCAATCTATGATATTAAATTTGATGAAAATATTAAAAATAGATAATTTTTCCAATAATGATGAAAAAACATTAGTTGAATCTCTTTTAGAGAGACAAATTTGGGAACAGGAAAATACTGATCCTTGTGAAATAGTTGATAAAGAAAAATATAGAGATTATTGCGACATAGAAAAAAAATGGGGAAAAAATATTTTAAGAGCTGTAAAAAATTTATTGGTAGGAAATCGAGAATATCCTTCTATTACAGAGATGGAAGATGAAAAACAATGAATTTAAGTGGGATAATTAATGAAAGATTAAGGAAAAGAAATAAGAAAACTAAAATTTTATCTGAGCAAGAAAAGAAAGAAAATATTATTAAATGGGCAACATTTTATAGAAGAAATATGAACATATATGCAGAAAGAAGATTGGGTATCAGATTGCATCCATTTCAACATATTATGATTTATTTGATGAGTATTAGTCAAACTTTTTTTGCGATTTGTACTCGTGGTATATCTAAAACTTTTATAGTTGGATTGTTTGCTGTGTGTGAAAGTATGCTTTACCCATATAGCGAAGTTGTAATTACTGCGACCACGATATCACAAGGTGCGGTTATGGTTAAAAGTAAAATAGAAAACGAAATTGTGAAAAAGCTTTCACCTTTGTTACTGTATTTATATGAAAATAATCAAATAAAATTTTCTTATAATGACAATGAGATTAAAGTTGAATTTCTTTTTAATGGTTCTATTATTAGAGTGTTGCCGAGCGGAGATCAATCTCGTGGTTATCGTGCTACCGTTTTAATTTATGAAGAATGTAGATTATTAAAGAAAAATATGGTAGACTCAGTTTTTTCTCCCATGTCGCATCCAAGACAGGCTAAATTTATGACAAGAGAAAAATATGCGGGAGATAAAAGATGGCAAGAAGAAACTATATCTATTTATATTACATCCGCTAGAATGAAATCAGAGTGGTTTTGGACAACATTCAAAGAAGTTGTCCAAAAATGTTATAATAGCAAAAGGATAGTTGAAAATTTCTTTGCGGCAGATATTTATACAGCTATTGAATATGGTTTAAAAACGAAAGCTGATTTTGAAAAATCTAAGTCTCAAATGAGTGAACTAGATTTTAGAATGGAAATATTAAATGAAATGATAGGGGAAGCAGAAAATGCTTTTTTTACATTAGAAATGTTTCGCAATAATCAGGTTTTAACAGTTCCTTTTGTTCCTCCTAATGTTAGGGATATATTAGGAGGGGAAGATGATTATATAAAAGAAAAAGCAATTAATGAATATAGGTTGCTTTTTATAGATTTTGCTTTCGCTAATACGACAACCAATCAAGAAAACGACAATAGCATTTTAGGGTGTATGTCTTTATTTTATAAAAACAAAAAGGTTTATAGAAATATTGATTATATTACAACCCATCCCGCAAGTGATAGCCCTGGGATGGAGAAAAAGATTAGAGAGTTTTATTGGGATTACAATGCTGACTTTATCGTGATGGATTAATTAAGGTTCCTTTTTATGGTAACATAAATCGAATAACGCATTTAACTGCTGGAACACCCTTAGAGATTTATAAACTACAACGTGACAGTGAAATAATGTGAGCGTGAATGTTAAAAATTATAAATATTGGGCAATCAGCAACCAAGCTCCGAACAGGAGAAGGCTCAACGACTATCGAAAATTCTATATGGAAGAAGTAGAGTACATCATAAGCGATTGATGATGGAAACGGTGCGCTTTATTTTTTAATAAAGAAGATATAGTCTAACCTTATGTGAAAGCATAAGAAAAAGTGTAGCGAGCTTTTGTAATAATAATGTAGTAGTATTGCTTTGAAAAGGTGAGTGATATGAAATTATATGAAATTTTAGATGGAAAGAAAAAGGAGAAATCTTTTTCGTGTATTTACATGTGGGAAAATTTATATAATAAGAAAAAATACATTGGACAAACTCAAAATTTTTATACCAGAATGGCACAATATTCATATAAAGGCGGCAATATTTATTTGAATCGTGCAATAGAGAAATATGGGATAGATAATTTTGAAATTACTGTATTAGAATATGTATCTAAAGAATATTTAGATGAAAGAGAACAATATTGGCTAGATTTTTATAAATCTTATTTATTTTTAAATGGGTATAATATATGTCGCTATGCGAGTAGTACGCGCGGATATAAACATACTCAAGAAGTGAAAAATAAATTAAGGAAGATGAAAATTGATAACCCAGTTTGTTTATGCGGAGAAAAGAATCCAATGTATGGTAAAAAGCATTCATTAGAATGGAGAAAACAACAGTCTGAAAAAATGAAAGAAAAATGGGAAAAAGATGAAGAATATAGGAATTTTTGGCACGAAAAAATAACGGGCGAAAATAATTATTTTTATGGAGTTCATTTAACAGGTGAAAAAAATCCTATGTTTGGTAAAAAACATTCCGAACAGACGCGAAAAAAGATTTCAGATTCAAAAAAAGGTAAGTTTTATGGGAAAACAGTTAAAATACAATGTGTAGAAACAGGGAAGATATATATTAGTATTTCCCAAGCATCTAAAGAGTTGAATGTAAATATCAATGCTATATACTCAATACTGGATAAATCTAATAGAACTTGCAAAAAATTACATTTCATCAAAGTTTAAATATAAATTACTACATTTTCGCTTCGTAACGGTGGAGAAGTGTTGTATAATAATTTAACCAATCTATACAATCATCCTGAAAGAGGGAACGCATGGAACCCTCATGGGTTTACTGTATCGAATGAAATTGGAATACACGTTGTTCCTGATACTAAATTAGCAGATTTGAGAAGTCGTGCAATAGATAGAGAGGCCATTCCTGCTATCGTGCCTATTGTGGGTACATCAGATTTGAATAGTATGATGTGGATAGATTTACAATTACGTTTAAGAAACAGGGAAATTAGATTTCTTGTGGATGAAATGGAATATCAGCAAATATTGGAAGAGAGCACACGATATTACAAAATGACTTCTGAGCAACGCATAATAGAAAGATTGCCTTATATCCAAACATTACTATTGGTTAATGAAGCAATAAATCTTTCTCCTTCTTGGAAGGATGGAAAAGTTAAATTGTCTGAGCCGAGAAGTGGAATGAAAGATAGAATTGTGGCATGTTCTTATGGAAATTGGATAGGAACATTATTAGAAAATAAACTTTCAAAGGAAGATAATTATGGAGAAATGGATATTTCTCAATATCAATTGGTTTTTTAGGGGGTGAGAGAATTGAGCAATGATAATCAACCATTAACAAAAGAACAGGTTTATGATGTTCTTCAAATGGCGCAAAGTATGTATGGTGTTGGTTCTATGTATGGTATTCAGGGTGCTTATACGCCTGAATTATCTAATCAAGTTCTTTTGAATTTGAATAACAATGCTTTAACACCAACTTATAAGAGGATATTGGAAGCATTAGCAAATTATAAAGAAAGACAACATGAAACACAAGCATTTAGCGAATTTATGGAAAAATTCGATATGATTTATGCAAGAGCGGTGGAGTATTATTCTAATTTACTTGCTTTTGATTTGCGCTATTCTTGTATAAATGCTTCTGAGAATGATTATGTTGATGGAACAGTTGAAAAAGCAAAAAGCTATGTTAATAAATTTTTAAATAGTTTTAATTATAAATCAGAATTTCAAAAAATAACCAGAGAAGTTCTTAGACATGAAACGTGCTATGTGTGGTTTAGGTCTGATTTAGCAACAGGAGATAAGAATCCCAAATTTGCAATTCAGCTTCTACCCCAAGATAGATGCAAATTAACAAGATATTGGGAAAATGGTTTATTATTTGATTTTGACATGACTTATTTCTTAATGCCTGGTGTTGATATAAACGGATATGACCCCGTTTTTAAAAAATATTTCAATGAGGTATTTATAAGCGATACATTTAAAAATTATATACCTTCTAATCAGTTTAGTAAAACGGGAAATTTTGCATATTGGATACAAACAACGCCACCAGATGGAGCATGGGTTTTTAAGCGTGATATGTCTAATTTTGTTGAAGTCCCGTTTTTGGCACCGTTTTTAAAAAATGTTATTAGGAATGATGAAATTAGAAAGTTGCAATATGATAAAGATTTTCAAAGTGCTTATGCAATTCTCGCTGGTGAAATGAGGATGTTTGATAATGCAAAATCTGGCACACAGAAAGACCAATTTTCTGTTGACCCAGGCACATTAGGAAAATTGTTATCATTAGTAAAATCTGGATTAAATAATAATATTAAATTAGCTGCTATGCCTGTAGAAAAACTATCGTGGTTGCAATATAAAGATGATAACCCTGATATGGTTGATACTTATTATAAAAATTCAGTAGCCCCAGCAGCTAGTGCAAGTCGTTTAATTTATTCTACTGATAAAATGAGCAATATGGAAATTGAAAATGCTTTAATGTCAGATTATCAGGTTGTGGCAAAATTATATTTACAATTTAATATGTTTTTAAATTATTATGTAAATAGATATTTAGCGACTAAAAGAATTAAACTACGTTTTGATTTTCGTTTTGAAGGAAGTATTTTCCCGTTTGAGAGGAAAAATAGGCAAGACCAAATTATGGCGTTGGCAGACAAGGGCATAACCTTAAACCCTTCTGCTTTTGCAAGTGCATATGGATATACGCCTATGGAATTTGAAAACATGCTCAATGAGTCTTATTATAGTGATAGATGGAATAAATTGGTACATCTTATTTCTATTCATACCATTGGGCAAAATAAAGGTGGTAGACCCATGATAGACAATGGAGATTTAACTCCGTCAGGAGAAGCAAACAGAAATAGTTAAGGAGGTGGGTTTATGTTAATTTCAAAAGAAACCAGTGATGCTTTGGATTTGTTGTATGGGCAATTTTTTGATTTAAATGCTACATTAGATGTTGTTGCTTCAACATTGCAAAATGATTTTTCTATGCCTAAAGCGGCAGACATTGTTCATCATAAAATCAGTCATTTAATGCCATTGTTAGCGGATAAAATTAGTGAAATTAAGGACAAATATAATATTCGCTCTATTCGTCCAAGTGTCCATGAAGACCGTCGGGAATATAGTGATTTATATGTAATGTTCCAAACTGTTTTAGATGAATTTGAAAGCACTTATAAAATGATTGTTGCTGTTCAAGAGGTTTCTATTAAATCAGGAGATAAGAATGTATTAAATGATTTACAGCGTTTTATGTGTGTTTTTAATAAGGTAATGGGACAGATTTATACCCTGCGAGATAAAGCAGAACAATTACCAAGAGATTTTGATACTTATGATGCACATATTGATAGATGGGGCATTGTTGGAGTGGATTTAGAAAAGGAGTATGGTGATTAATGATAAGAGGGACTCCTATAAATCTGGAATTTTATATACCTGTTTCTGATATGGAAATTGGTTTTTTTTTACAACAAAATGGTTATCTTCCTTCTTATGGTGATTCAAAATATTTATATTTTGAAAAAATCCAGGAAGTTCAAGATATATTGAATAAACTTAGGAAAGGAGGGGAGTAAAGTTGATTAAAACAATACAATCTTTTTCTATCCAAGTTATTGATAAATACGATGGGGATGATAATGCTGAAAATGCAATTATCAGGTTAAAATTTTTAAGTGACGGTGATAATTCTCATCATTTAATTATTCCACCTAATGTATTAAAAAAATATGCCTCTACCATCTTAGGAAAATACATTGTGGCTAAATATGATAGATTTAGAGAAGATGTAAGAGGACACGAAATAGATGAAGTGATAGTTGGGTATATTCCTCCTGATGCAAAAATCACTTTTGAAGATAGTGATAATGGTACTTTTGCTGTAGTTGATGGTGTTATTTCTAAATTATATGCTAATGATGTTTATGAAATGTATAAAAATAATGGAAATGAAAGAGCCGTGAGTGTAGAGTTGACAGTTCAATATGAAGACGGAGACAATAGGAATCCAGTATCTAGTTTTAATATTACAGGAGTTACCTTGTTAGGTAAGGATATTGAGCCTAGTTGTCGACTCGCTACTTCTTCTATTGTGAAATTTAGCATAGAACAGGCAACCAGAGATTATATAAAATATCAAAAATTACATGAATTAGTGAATTTTGCAAATGATAGGAGAAAATTAATGGAAGGTAAGATTTATAAGATTGATAAATCAAAAGAATCTATTTCTGATACTCCATGGGGAGAGGTAGACAAAACAGAATTAAGAAATAAAATTATGAAAGCATCAAATAGGACTAGTTTGGTAAAAGACGTATACATGGACGTTGAAGAAGGATGGGAAGATGCACCATCTGAAAAATTAAAATATCCTGTTATGGAATTAAAAGATGATACTTTTATTTACAATCGTGGCGGTTTATCAAGCGCATTGGGGTATGCTAAAACAGAAGGAAATAAAGATGTTGTAAATAAAGTTGAATCTATTTACAAAAAATTAGACCTAGATGATGGGAAAGGCGGGGATAAAAAAATGGAAGATGCTAAAAAACTAGCTATTGAAGGACGTGAAGCATGGGGCGAAGTAATTAAGGAAGTTCAGTCTCATGAAGGCAAAAATGTCTATGTAGATAGTATTGAAAAAGACCATATTATTTATACAAAAGATGGTGTAAGGTATCGTGTTGAAGCAGATGTCGAGGTTGGTAAAGATGACAAAACAGTAAAAGCTGATATTAAATGGGATACCATTAAGAAAGACAGAGTTCAGAAAATGCAAAAAGAAGAAATGGATGATGATATGGACGATTGTGATTGTGAAGATATGTCCATTGAAAAAGCCATGGAAAAGATTAAAAAATTAGAAAAAGAAATCAGAGAAAAGAAAAATATTATCATGGATATGCAGGAAGAAAACAAAACCTTGAAAGAGTTCCGCAAGACTGTAATGGAAAAAGAAAAGGTTGCTTGTGTAAATGATACCCTTGAGGAACTTAAAGATTTTGTTTCTCCTGAAGAAATGGAAGATTATCGCAAGTCTGGCCTTGCCTGTGACCCTCGAGAGATGGAAGGTTGGAAAAATATGGTAAAGGCAAAAGCATTTGAGGTAGTTAAAGACACTAAACGCACAAAGATGAAAAAGAAAGATGGAATTATGAGTTTTTCATCTCCCGTTTCTAGCAGTTTTGGTTTTAGTGTATGGGAAAGACTTTAATATAAATAAGGAAAAGGAGAATTATTATGGCAGATAAAACACATGGCGTTATTAATACAATGCACTGTACTTGTATGAATGTTGATGCTTACAAGGCAGTTGGAATTGCGACCACGAATATCGACAATGGCGTTGCGGTTGTTTTGGGGGATATTAACAAAAACACAACTGGTGATATTGAAGGTTTTGAGTTTACGGTAACACCAGCTACCGCGTCATCTTATAATATTTGGGTTGTAAGGACACCAGAAGTTGGGACAACTTTAGAAATGAATATCCTTGATGACCCCCGCACATTTTATAATGAAGCTGGTAAACCTATGTCTTTATGCTTTATGAATCCCAAAGTGGATGTTATTGAAGTAGATGCGAATTGTTTCGTAAGCGGTTCTGCGCCTTCTGACCAACCCACTTATAAATTTGTAACTATTGGTGCGAATGGTAAATTTGCGGTTGCGCAAGCTGCACCTGCTTCTGGTGCTTATTTCTCTATTGTTGGCAATCACTTCTTTGATATTGGTGGAGAGCTAGTACCAAGCTATGTATTGCGTTGCGAAAAGAATTTTGAAGATAAGGAAGGAGCTGGTGCGTAATGAAGATGTTTTCAGATGAAATTATGACATTTGCAAATGGCGATATTAGTTATTTTGCCGCTTTTAAAGATTATTACAATCATTATAATAAAGTTAATATGGCTCGCTCTCTTGGAGATTATGACCCCAATTATAGTCTGGGCGAAAAATCAGAGAAAATTTCTAATGCGTTTTTCCGTGAGGTTGAAAAGCGGTCTAAGGTAGAGAGGGACGAGTTTAATAAGGATTCTTGGGCAACCAATCCAAATGTTTTTTGGGCTGCAATGTCTGTCTTAAATGCAACTATTAACTCTGTTCTACCAGCATCTATTAACCCTACTCTTGGTTTATATACAGACCTACGCTATGTCGGATATGGAGACATTGTTAATTTTAAGATTAAACCAAGGACACTATACACTGTAAGCAAGGGCGCTCATGGTGAACGTGTAACTTTCCGTCAAAAGAAGTATGATGGCAATTTACAGCTAATGCCTATTGAACATATTATTACTACTTATGTTGATATGTATAAAGTATTAGCAGGTAAGGAAGATTTGGCTGAGTTTGTTCGTCTTGTTGTATATAGCATTGAGACTGAAATGAGCAAGGAAGCAACCTCTGCTCTAACAACTGGTATGGCACAGGGTTCTTATCCTAGTGAGTTAAGCATTACTGGTGCATTTAGCGCTGAAACTCTAGTTACTCTAGCAGAAAGAGTAGAGGCGTATAACTTTGGTGCCCGTCCAATTATTGCTGGCCCTGCTACTGCGTTGATGAAAGTTCCTACTGATTCTAGCATTAATATTCATGGCATTTTCAATGCTGATGCAGGACGAATTGGTCTGGTTAAAGACTTCTATGGATTTGACCTGCTCCGTTTACCACAGGTTGCGACTGGTAATTATAGCGATTTTGGTCTTGCTCTTGACCCTGATACTCTATATGTTATTAGTCCTGCTATGGATAAGCTGGTTAAGGGTGTTGTTTCTACTACATTAACAAATTCTAATCAGTTTTATGATAATGCTGATATTACACAGAACTTTACAATGCGTAAAGACTTTGATTTTGCTTTTGTATCAGCTGCATGGGGTGGCATGTATAAAATTACTGACTAAAAATATTTCATATGGAAGGGATATATTTCCCTTCCATATATTATTACATAGAAAGAAAGGAATATAAGGAATGGCTAGTGAAGATATTAAGAAAGAAAAATCTGTAACAGAGGAAAAATCCACAAAAACCAAGAGAACCACAAAGAACCATGAAACTGATATGCTTAAAAAAGAGATTGAAGAATTAAAGAAAAAGTTGGAATCTCAAATGAGTTTAGTTTTGGAGTTAAATGATAAAAGAGAGGAAAAGAATGAGAATGTTCCAAAGGAGAAAAAATCTCGTGAAAGAAATATCCCTTTTATTAATTTGACTTGTGGGACGCTCATTTTAAAAGGGCATCGAATTTATTCTTTGAGTGGACAATTCTCACGCAGAAGTTTCCCAGAAAAAGAAGCTAGAGAAATTGTAAATAATACTCACAATGCGATTGTTGGTGGTTTGGTATATATTGCTGATTCAGATTTTGTAGAAGATAATGATTTATCTTACGCTTATGAAGGGTTATTTTCTGATTCAGATTTAAAGAGCTTATTAGATAAGGATATATCTTATGTTATTGAGATGTATAAAGCTGCTTCTAAAGAGCAAAAAAGAATTATTTCTGATATGGTTGCCCAAAAGGTTATGGAAAAGAAATATATTGATGCTAATATTTTGATTCAGCTAGGAGAATTAACAGGAATCAACTACATGGATTTGGAGCCTATTCAAACAGAGGGGGAATAATGAATGGGAACTTCTTTCGATGAAATTATAGATATTGCTCTTGTTATTATTCGTGATTATAAAATTGATTGGATATATAATAAAGATATGTCTATTTTCCAGGAATATATGGATGGTTTTTTGATAAGAGCAGTATACGACTTTCATGATTGTTTGAAATCTTTGGATTACGATTCTAATTCTCGTTCATTTTTCTTAATTTTAAGCAATGTAGAAAAGGTTATTTTATCTGATTATTTGGTTTATGAGTGGTTTAAGAGTTTAACAAATGATACACGGTATGTAAACTTACATCTTAATGACTCTGATTTCAAGCATTATGCTGAAAGCAACAATTTGAAAGAGAAAAGTGAATATTTAGACAGAATGAAAGAAAAAATTGCAAAAGACATTACAGAGTATAAACTTGATAATTTGGATTCCCTACCTTATTATAAAGATTTAGTAAAATAAGGAGGTAGGTTTTATGCGTAAGGAAAATAAAGAACGAATTATTGCAAGTTTATATAAAATTTTACCATTGTATGAAGAATATCCCAATAGTTCATATATGGATTATTTAGAAACTATTATTCCTATTTTTAAGGGGTATGTAAAGATGAATCTAATAGATATAGAAGTATTGGGCAGTATTGTAGGGCTGTATGAGAGTGGGTCTAATATCGAACATAAAATGGTAAAGAGAATTGTAATGCGTGCAATACATTCTGTAAACGAAAAAGGACGAAACAATAATGAGCTTGAGATTTTATAATAATTATATAAGCGAGATTGCTGTTAATCCCAATCATAAATACAGAGAAGATTTACAATCTCTTATTGATGCACAATGGGATAATACTACTACTGTGTATACTATAAAAGAAGAAACTCCATTCCGTCATTTTAAATTTTGTGAGATTGAAGCTCGTATTAATCATGTTATTGATGAAGTAACAACTGGACGAAAAGATGGCAACGATTTTAGGAAACTAATTTTTCGCAGTTTAAATCATTGTGTAGAGCTGGGAAAATATTATAATTTCGACAATAATTATTGGCTAACTACATTCAATGATGAATATAATTCTGTTGTTAAATCAGTGATTGTGCGTCGTTGTAATAATTATGCTAAATATATTTCTCCTGATAATGGCGCATTAATTACAATTCCTTGTATATTAGATTATACTGCAAGTTCTCCTAGTCCACAAGTTTCTGGTGATATTATTACTCCTAATAATCATATTGTAATGATAATTCAGGGAAATGATAAAACTATTAAGTGGAAGGTTAATCAAAGATTTCTATTTAATCAACGCCCATATAAAATTACTGGATATAATAATTATATGCAGGACAATTATGTTGACAAGAATACGCCACTATTATATTTTGATTTGTTTTTAGATGAAATTCATCCTGATGATGATTTAGAAAATAATGTTGCTAATACATTACAATATGTATATACAATTGATTTATTGGATAAAAACTTTGAACAAGTAACAGGATATAAAGGGACTTTGCAAGCAGAAGTAAAATGTAATGGAGAAATTGTTGACAGAGAATTAGTGTGGTGTTCTTTGGATGGAAATTCAACAGTTGATAATAATGGGAACTTTGAATTAGTGGGAAATCCAGGAACGACAGCGCAGATTAAAGTAAGCTTAAAAGGCAATCCTTTAGTTAGCGATATTATAGATATTTCAATAGCAGCCTCAGCTCCAAAAGAATATTCAATTGTTGTAACGCCAGATATTTCACAAATTAAGCAAAACACTACACAGAAAATTTCTGTGTTTGTATATCTTGATGGTGAAAAGACGGATGAAGAAGCAAGTGTAAAAATTGATAATAATGGGCTTGAGGATGATTATTATAGATTTGTGAATGAAGGAAATAATCAATTTTTGTTACAGTGTTTATACCCTTCCTCTATTCCTTTGAAATTGGTTTGTGTGTTTAAGAATGTTACTTTAGTAAAAGAAATTAAATTACTTCCCTTGTTTTGAATAGGAGGGAGAAAAAATGACTTCATGTATATCACCTAAAAATGCTTTCAATCAATTTTCTTCCCTTCCTTCTATTCCTTATTTGATTATTGAAAAACTAATGGAAAATGAAAATATATGGAAGATATTAAAATACCCCACTTATGATTGTTTGTCTGAAAACAATTTAACTTTAGATGAAAAGTCTAATATGATTTGGAAAAATCAAGAAAAACAAACAGATTATAATGTGTTTTTAACTCCATTAGTTGAGGATATGATTTATGATTCTACAACCATTTTAAAATGTTATAGATATTATAATGTTCCTACTAATCATTTAAATGCAGTAGTGACTTATGAAATGGATATTTTATATGGGGGGAAAATAAGCTTAATTGAGTATAATGGTATTCCTTGTAATCGTTCAGATGTAATGGAAATGGAAATAATGAAAACATTAAACGGGGCTGATGTTGGAGGGATAGGTTATTTTCAGTTTAATAGGGAACTTTCATCTTTTTGCCAGTCAAGAATGGTATTAGGTAACGATAAAACATTTACAGGAACATCTATTATAATGGGCACAAATTTGAGCAATATTAATGGTGGGAATTGTTGTGACTAGAGAAGAAATAGAAGAATTAATTGAGCAATATGTTCCTTTTGATAGACCTATACCATATAAAACAAGAGCAAAAGAAACGATATTGATTTATCCAGTTTTGGTGAAAGATATAAGAGAGTTTGAAGCAGGACAGGGAATGTTACATATTGATAAAAATGTGTCTGCTAATGTAGAAATTATTCAAATGTCTTATTTAAAATATTTATATTCTCTGTTTTTGACCTTTGCTACAAATGGCGAGTTTTCATTGTTAGAATCTTTTCAAAATATGATGAAGATTTGTTTACATCTTGAAATTCCAAGTCAAAAATTAGTGAATTTTTTTTCTTTGGATTTACAAGGTTCCTTTTGGCGCAGGAATAAAAGAAACGATATTTATTTAGATATTGATGGAATTATAATAACCTCAAAAGATTTTGATGATATTATTAGAATTATATTGTATCAAAATATAGAAGATTACGATGACCGAGTGGTGAGTAATGATGTAAAACAATTATATGCTGATTATATGAGATTGAAAAATAAAAATTCGGTACATGTTCCATTAGAAAAGAAATTTTTAGCAATTATGGGAGAAACAGGGTATAAAAAAAAAGAAATTTTGAATTTAACAGTGCGTGATTTTTATGGTTTGTTTTCTTTAACTGTTGACAAAATTGACTATCAAATTAGAGAAAATGCTCGGATACAAGGTGCTAAGTTTAAAACCAAGCCTGAGCATTGGATTATAAAAGATAAAAAAGACAAATATGCTGAAATTTTTGTTGGTGAAAAAGAATTTACAAATAAACTTTCAAAAGTTTCAAAATAATAAAATGGGAGGATAATATTTATGGCAAATTATATTTTAGCTGGTGTTGGTAATATTGATTTGTATAACCAGGGCGATTTAATTGCTACATCTAAGACATTAACAGAGAGTAGTATTTCCGTTGAGGTAACAGGAGAGGATGTTCGTGGTGGACAGTCCAATCCACTATTGGGACGTTATTTCCATGATTCCTCTTTAACACTTACCTTAACTGATGCTCTGTTTAGTTTAGAATACCTTGCTCTTAACGTGGGTGGTACAATTGAAATTGGTGGTAATGTTCTAACTACAGAAGAAATTACTATTGAAACGGCAAATACAATTACTGTTACAGGAACCCCTGTTGAGTTGTTTAATTGGGGAACTGTGGGGTATTATAGAATTGCGGGAGAAAACGAGTGGAATAAAATCACATTCACTGGAAAAACGGCTACTGTTTCCGATTTGCCGATTGGCACTGTTGTCTGTGTGAAATATAACACACAGAACGCGGGATTGCGTCAGTTCGTCATTCCGTCTAATATGATTCCTGCTGAGTGTACAGCTATTCTTACAATTGGTTTATTTAAAGCCGACAATGAAACTAAGGTTTCTGATTCTTCTTCTCGTGTTGGTACTTTGGTTATAGAAATTCCTCGGTTCCAGTTTGCAGGTAGTCAAGAACTTTCTTTGACTTCTGATGGTGTAGCCACAACAAATCTAACTGGTTCTGCGCTTGCGGTTTACACTGGCACAAGTTGCGACGATGATGGATATTATGCGATTATCAAAGAAGTTGTTTCAGGTGCGAATTGGTATGATGGTCTGCAAGCACTGGCTATTGCGAATGGTGCAGATATTGATTTGCAAGTTCCAAATACTGAAACCTTACAGGTTTATGCGGTATATGGTGGCATTGTGGCAAGCTCTATTGTAGACAATTCAAATCTAACATTTACTTCTGAGAATGATTCTTATGCTACTGTAGACAATACAGGCAAGATTACAGCAGCAGCAGCGGGTGAAACTAACATTAAGGTTGTAGCGACAGGTAAACCAGAGATTGAAGCGATTGCCAAGGTAACAGTTACCGCTGGTTAATTATTTACTTGGGGGTATTATACCCCCTAATTACATATTATGAAAGAGAGAGATTCTTTGATGTGTCCTTACTCATTTTATCAAAAGGAAAATGGGATAGAATATTTATATTGTTCTAAGTCAAACGATATTTGTGTTTATTCTCGATTTTGTACAACGAGAAATAAAGTCATTCCTACTGAATCTCAAAAATATTGTATGTTAAGAATGAAAAAAGATGTTCCTGCTGGATATTATAATGTTCGTTTTGAGAAGAAAGGCAAATTATATGTAGATTATGAAAATAGAGTAGTTTGTGTTTCTAATCCCTATAATTTTGTTCCAGATTATGTTAAAATTGGAACAAGAAAAAAAACTGGGGAATTTTATGTAAGGAAAGAAAAATTATTAAATGGAGATTAAGCGTGGGGGAATTTATTTGGCAAACCTTGGAAAAAGGGTTGGAAGTGTGCAGTTTGGTGTTAGACCAATTATAATTGTTGGGAATGATTATAGTTGTCAATACAGTACTGTGTTGTTATCTGTCCCATTAACAAGTAAACAGAAAAAATTTTTGCCGACACATTATAATTTAGACAGTAATAAATATCCTTTTTTGTGGAAAGAATTAAATACAGTTTTAACGGAGCAAATTATACCAGTAGAAAAAAGACGATTGTTGCAATATTTGGGTGATGTAGAAATTTATGATATGATAAATATAGGAAACAGAATGAGATTAGCAATTGGTGTTTATTAATATATTATGATATTATAAAAAAAGGAGGGGGGATAATGGAGGGAGTTTCAGATATAAAAAATGATTATCGAAATTTAGAAAAACGAATTGGGAAAACTGAAACAGGGTTAGCAAGAACTGAAATTCAAATAGCCAATTTAACATCTATTGTAGAACATAATAATGCGACTTTGGATGATTTAAATAAAACTATGTTAAAAACGAATTATTTATTGGAGCAAAATATTAAAGATGTGGAATACAATAGACAAATTGTTAAGAAAATGGAGGAAAACCTAACGAAAGTAGAACACAACATTGAAGAAGTTGATGAAAAGAGCAAGGTTGATATTTTGGGTTTTTTAAAGAAAAATTTTCTTGTTATTGTTGTTTTTGGGGCTTTTGTATTTTATTATGTAAAAAGTTTATTACCGCTTTGATTGTGATAGGAGGATATAAATGGAAACATTTAATGATGTTATTATGACAGCGTTGCAAACAATTATTACTGTTACCGTTCCATTGATTTCTGCGTTGATTGTATATGGGATTAAGAAAGCAACAAATTGGTTAAAAAGTAAAACAGAAAATGAAACAGTTGATACTTATTTAAATCGTGCATATTCTATGTTAGAAGATATTGTTGTTACAACCACGGAGACTTATGTTAAGTCTTTGAAAGCCGATGGCAAGTTTGATATTGAAGAACAACAAAAGGCATTTGAAATTACAAAGAGCGCTTTTGAACAGGTGGCTAGTGAAGAAATTAAGAACGCGATTAAAACAACTGTGTCAGATTATGATGCTTGGGTTAAGAACACAGTTGAGGCTATTATTGCTAATACAAAATAAAATATTTAGTTAATTAGCAATCAAGTAGGAAAATATAAATTCCTACTTTTACATATTATGGAGTGAAATACATGGAAAAGAAAACGAGAAAAATAGCGAAATTAAAACGTCCTGCTAATATTTATTTAGAAAATCTTGATATTGAGGTAGTTCCTTTTTTAACTTGGGAAGTTATTGAGTATATTGGAAATGTATTGATTAAGATGGATGGTTCTTATAAAGATAAAGAGATAGCCAAGCATGCTCTATTACTAAAATTTTGCACTGACCTAAACGATGATGAAATTGCAGTATTAGACTTTGAAACATTGTGGGTAAATGGATATATTGATGAAATTGAATCGCATATTTATGGTGTTGATAAAATTGAATGTTATATTAAAAATATGACCAATCCCAATCATCAAATGTGTCAGTTGCTTTCTGAGTTAGAAACTTTTATATCGAAAGCAAAAAAAATTAATTGGAAAAAAGTTACAAAAGAGTTGGAGAAAAACACTTCAAAAATATTGTCGGAGGCATAATTATGCCAGCAAAGAATCCTAATGAATTTTATGCGTTGTTTAAGCCAGCTATAACAAAAGCCACACAATATGTTATGGAAAAAATGTTAGAGGAATACAAGATGGAAATAGATGATGTTATTTATGGCAACTATGTGCCAACTGTTTATCAAAGAACAGGAGAATTTAGAGATAGTTGGGTAACAGAAGTAAGTTCGCAATCTATGGGGGCACAAGGAGAGCTTAAACAAGATACTTCTAAAATGACTGTGGATTTAGAGAATTTTCAACATGGGAGTCCTTATTCTGGGAGTGTTGTTGAAGCATTGGCAGGAATCATTTATGAGGGATTATCAGGGCCGCTCTTTGGTGAAGGGCCATGGAGAAATCCTAGAAATCCTTTTGTTATTTTGTTGGCGAAATTAGATAGTGGGAAAATTTCTCAATGGTTTAAAGAAGGAATGACGCAACAGGGGATAAGAATGAAATAAAGGGAGACAACAATGACTATTATGGGACTTGATGCTTCAACTAATTGTACTGGTTGGAGCATCTTTTTGAATGAAAAATTATTAGATTATGGGAAAATTGTTCCCTTACATAAAAATGAAGATTGGCGAGAAAGAATAGTTGATATTTTTCTTCAATTGGATATTCTTATTCAAAAATTTGAGCCTAATAAAATAATTATCGAAGATGTTCCTTTGTTTTCTCAAAAAGGAAAGAAAACATTAGTGCAATTAGGGGCTGTTCAGGGTTCTTTGCTTTTATTAAAAAAAGATTATCCGAACATGGAAATAGAGTTTATTCCTGTTTCTACATGGAGAAAAAATATTGGAATATTTAATGGTGAACGGAAAGATTTAAAAAGAGAGAAGCTAAAAGAAAATTCTATTAAATTAGCTAATACAATATTTAATTTGAATTTATCTTTTGTTTCGCCGTCCTCAGCTAAAAATGATGATGATATTTCAGATGCTATTTTAATTGCCGCTTCTACAATGAAAAAATACAAGACTAATAGTAAATAAGTAACCTTGTATAGATAGTGAGGTGGTATGTTTGGCTAGTAGCAATAATTATCATATTTTAGTTAAAGCAATATTAGATGAAAGTAATTTACAAGGGCAAATAAATAAAGCTGCTTCAAAAATAAAGAATGTTAAAATAGGAGACGCTGGAACAAAAACCGCAACTTCTGGATTCAATAAAATGAATCAAGCGATTGACGAAACAAGTCAATCTATGAGCGATATTATCAAAAAGACTGTTAAGTGGCAGGCAGGAACGCAAGCTATTGATGCCATATATAATTCCTTTAGAAGTGGCGTTTCGGCTGTGTTTGAGTTAGATGCCGCAATGACTGAATTAAGGAAAGTCAGTGACTTAACTGGTGATGAACTAACAGAGTTTGGCGATAAAGCGTTAAAGGTTGGCGAACGTGTTGCTAGAACAGCAACTCAAGTTATTGAGGCGGCTACTGAATTCACAAAATCAGGTTTCAATGATATAGAGTCGTTGCAATTGGCTGAAGTTGCTTCGATGTTTCAAAATGTTGCGGATGAAGAAGTAAATGCAGGAGATGCGGCTTCTTTCTTGATTTCGCAAATGAAAGCTTTTAATATTACGGCGGCAGAGTCAGAACATATAGTAGATGCGGTCAATGAGGTAGCCAACAAATTTGCTGTATCTTCTGGCGATTTAGCTACAGCGGTTCCTAAAGTAGCGGCAACCATGGCGCAAGCGGGTAATAGTATGGAACAAACATTAGGTTTGCTTACCGCTGGTGCTGAAATGATGCCAGGACAGGCAAGCCGCGTCGCTAGAGGTTTAAGAAGTATAACTTTAAATCTACAAGCCATGGATGATTCTGGGCAACAAGATTTAGAGTTATTAGCCTCTATGGAGAAAGATTTTAATAAAATCGGGATAACATTACAAGGAACAGATGGACAATTAAAATCCACTTTTGATATTTTATCAGAACTTGCAGAAGTTTGGGATACTTTAGATCAAAATACTAAAAATTATTATGCATCATTAATAGGTGGGAAAACCCAAGTTGATGTTGTAAACAGTGTTATTTCTAATTTTGATAGTGCTTTGGGTGCGACTGAGGCTGGAATGAACTCTTTCGGATCAGCGGCTAGAGAAAATGCAGCCTATTTGGATTCTATCGAAGGTCGTATGTCTGCTCTTACGGCTCAATTTCAAAGATTCTTTACAGAAGGTATTAGTTCTGATTCAGTAAAGAATGTTCTGGGTTTGGCAACTGCCATTTTAGAGGTGGTAAATTCCATTGGTGGTTTACAAACATTTTTACCTATTATAATTAGTTTTGCAACCATTTTCATAGGGAAACAATTTCCTAACGGTGTTAATAATTTAAAAAATAGTTTTACTAATTTATTACAGCCTTTGAAGGACTTACCGACTGCTATAAGCTTGGCAATAGGTGAGTTTACCAGATTAAAATCTAGTGGTGTGTCTTCTTTTTCTGCACTGGCAGGATCGGCATCTAGTTTCTTTAGTTTAATTGGTCCTGGGGCAATTATAGGCATAGGAGCAACTTTGTTTAGTGTTATTAATGGTGTAATTAATGCACAAGAAGAAGCTCATGAGCAAATGATACAAGATGCTGAACAAAAAAATTCCGAACTAAAAAGCCAAAGAGAATCTTTAGAAAAAGAAATTGCTTCCTATCAAGAATTAGCGGAAAAAAGGAATGATAGTTCTTCTGATACTGAAAGATTAAAATACAATGAAGAAATAGCACAAGTTCAAGAGAATATCGTTGATTTAGTTGGTGCTGAGGCCAATGGATTGGATTTAGTTAATGGAAATTTAGATAAGCAACTTTCCAAACTTGGTTCTCTACATGAAATTTTAACGGATAATCAAAAATTACAATTAGAACTTTTGATGCAAGATGCTGAAACAGATTATAATGAATCTCTTGGGAGTATGGAGCAATTTTATGATGAAATTGCCACTATAACAGGGAAAACAGAAGAAGAGATTAGATCAGCTTTTGAATCTGGGTCTGATGAGATTTATGATTATATTTCCCAAACCAATAAAGAATTACAAAGACAAGCAAAAGAAAATGATAATTTTTATTTAGCAAATAATTTTGCTAATATGTCTCAAGACTTTTTAACAAAACAAGAAGCATATTATGATTATCAAAATCAATTGTTAGAAGCGAGCACATATGAACAAGAACAGATTCTTTCTGATTTCATCAATGAGCGAGATGATTTATTCGCTAATGGAGAAATTGATTCCAAAGAGTCCTTGATGAAATTAGTAGAAGCTATCAAAGATGGAACATTAGACGTTGGTGAAGCAGCTCTTGAGGCAGGGGTTGATGTCAACACTTATCGTCAAAGGTTGCTTGAGCTTGTAGAAGAAAAATATGGTGCCAAGTTTGCTAATTCAATTTCCGAACTAAGGACAGTTATAAATGCTGAAGGTGAAGAAATTACTGCGTCGGCTACAGGTTTTGCAAAAAAAATAGAAGAAGCTTTAAAAATAGAACCAGAAACAGCTTCTTTAAAGGCCTCAATAGAAGGATATAAAAAATTATTAAAGAATGTTTCTTCAGGGAATTGGGGAGCTCAAACACAAGAGTTAATGTCTCTATTTTTTGGTGAAGATTGGGTTCAACAATTTGATGGAGATTTGGAAACCGCTGGCAAACATGTTAAAGAGAAATGGGGTTCCTTTTTTCAATATTTCCAAGATGGTAATTTTGGAAACTTTGCAGATATTATAAAAAATTCTGGTATTGATGCTACTTTAGCGTCTGTCGGTGTTGATGGTAGTTTAAATATAGATTTTTCTAGGTTGGATGAATTAGCTGCAAAACTTGGTGTTTCTAAAGAAATGCTAACTACCATTATGAAAGCATATGAACAGACTGGTGGAGTTATTAATTATGAATTAGATGATATGATTGCCCGTGCAGAGCAATTGGGATTAATTACTCAAACTGTTTCTGGTAATTTTATTTCTTTAGGAGCTAATGCTCAAGAAGCTTTGGGCATGACTGATTTACAATTTGCGAATTTTAAAAAACAACTACAAGAGGCTGGATATCAAATTTTAGACTTAAATTCTTCTACGGATGACTGGTTATCTGTGCTAGAGGGAAATCATATTGTGGAAGTTATTGGAGATGCTAAAATTGGTGATTTGCCCTCTCTTGTTGCTTACTTGAAAGATTTGGGTTTCACTGATTCACAAATACATGATGTTGTTAATAATTTACAAGTAACAGCTGGTGTAACTTTTAATGCTGATGGGAGTGAAACAACACCTGAACAGGTTCAGTCTGAGATAGATAAGCTCGACCAAGAAGAAGCAAATGTTTATGTATTGGTCGGCGTGGAAGGGGAAGAACAAGTTGATTCCGCAAAGGAAAAAATTGATTCTATACCAAATCAACAAACTAAAACAGTAACCATTAATGTTAAAACAAAAACCACAGGTCCCTTTTCTACGGAAAAAACAATAGATGATATAGCCAGAAAAGCAGGATATGGTCGATTTTTAACCGAGGGAAACTGGACAGGAACTTCAGCGAATGGTGTGCCCAAAAATGAATTATCCTGGTTAGGAGAAAAAGGTCCTGAATTAGTAACTGATAAAAAGGGTAAAAATGCTTATATAGCTGGATTAAATGGAGCAGAGCTGGGTTATCTTCGTAAGGGTGATGTAGTTTATAATGCTAAAGATACTAGGGATATTTTAAGTGGTGTTGGTAACGTAGAAGGATTAGGAGATATAGATGAAAATTGGTCTGCTCCATCCGTGCCGAAAAAGAATACTAATACTGGAACCACGTCTACTAAAAAAACATCTTCGTCTTCTTCAAATAATAATTCATCTTCTGATTCTGATGCTGAAAGAGAACAAGAAGAGGCGTTAAGAAGACAGAAAGAAAATTTTGAAGATGCATTAGATTATATTCAAGATTTAGCTGATAAAGAGATAGAAGCATTAGAAGAGCAAAAAAAAGAAGAACAAGAGTATTGGGATGCCAAGATAGAGGCATTGCAAAAGCAAAATGAGGAACTAGACAAACAACTTGAATTAGAAGAAGCGTTAGAAAACCTTGCTAAAGCACAAAATACAAGAGTTAGAATATATAGAGAAGGCCAAGGCTTTGTTTATGAAAGCGATATGGCCGCTGTTAATGAAGCACAAAAAGAATTAGATGATATAAAAAGAGAACAGGCCTATGAAGAAGAATTAGAAAATTTAGAGAATCAAAAAGAAGCGGCAGAAGAAGCGATTGATGCACAAATTCAATACTGGGAAGATTACAAAGAATTATGGGAAGATGCTGCTAATTCTTATGAAAATAATCAAAAGCGTTTAATTGCTGAACAGTTATTTGGATTAAATCAGGAGCAAGAAAATTGGGAAAAACGTCTGGGGAATTTACAGAGTTTTGTAGACCAATATAATGCTATTCTGCAACAATTGGATGACAACTACATTTCTCCAGGCAGTAGTGGTTCTTCTGTTGGCACTGGGAAGGTTTCTAGTTCTAGTGGCACATTAAAGTCAGGGAGTCGTGGTGATGCCGTCAAGGCCCTACAAAATGCCTTAAATTCGTTGGGGTATGGAAATTTAGCTGTGGATGGAATCATGGGTTCAAAAACAGTAGCAGCCCTTAAAAGATTCCAAAAAGATTCTGGAATTAGTGCAGACGGGATAGTTGGCACTAATACTCGAAATGCTTTTGCTGCTAAGGGTTTTGCGTCTGGGAGTTCGTATATTCCCCGCAATATGATAGGGCGAATAAACGAAGATGGTAGCGAACTTTATATTCCACCTGAACAAAATATTTTGGCTCCACTTAGCAAGGGTGCTGGAATTGTCCCACATACCTTGGCACAAAATTTAATGGAAATTGGGAAATATCATCCTTCTCAATTGTTGAACGCTAGTGCTGTAAGTAATAAAGATAGCATTAGCAAAAACAATTATTTTAATTTTGATAAGCTCGTTTTGCCTAATGTAACCAATGCTGAATCATTTGTTTCTACACTAAAGAACAATTTTATGTCAACTGCTATCCAGGTTGGGAGTTTTAGATGAAATTCTCAATCTGGATAAAAAAGAGGTATAAAAATGAACAATGAAAAAATGGCAATGATAGAAATAATAAAAGGAATAGAGTATTTAATAAACAAAAATGATAGAAGTACTAAAATTTATACTGGAATGATAGAAAGTATAGACAATAATACTTATACTGTTAAAGTAAATGGAAAGAATTATCAGTTACCTTTATATGGTAACAACACATTGTCGGTAGGAAGTATTGTTAAAGTATTTATTCCACAAAACAATATGAATTTAGCTTTTATCATGTGAAAGAGTTGATATTAAATGTTTTGTTGTGAAAACGTTTTAAAAGGGGCAAACAGGAGTCCCCGCATAAAAGATGGAAAAATTTATTGGTATGAAGGAGATACATTTCTATGGTCGATGAAATTTGTTATCAAGAAATGTGATGGAACAGATTATATTTTACAACCAACCGATAAAATAACAGTAGAATTTAAAAAGAATTTACATACTCCTGATAATATTTATAGTTTTGAGTTTCAAAATCAAGAATATCCTGACAATACAATTACAATGGAATTTACTTCTGAAATAACATCTTTGTTTCCATATGGATTTTATAAAATAGGAGTAAAATTAGAAGATGATGATATTACGACTCTTTTACCAGCAACAACCATATGTGTAGAGAATGTGGTGTAATTATGGAAAACATGATTATTTTGAGTGAAGAAGGAAATTGTGTTACTGATGTTGTTGTAGAATTTAATCGAAGTCGTGTTGTATATAAAGAAGGAGATTATAATAATTTAGAGAACTTACCTAGTATTAATGATACTATTTTAATGGGTAATAAAAGCTCTAGTGAACTAAAATTACTTGGTGAGTTACATAAATATGATACTTATTTAGAATTTCCTTCTATACCTGATAGTAATTATGTGAATGATATTTTTCTTGATGTTTCTGAAAATATGATATATAGATGGGATTCACAAAATTTAAAATACTACTGTATTGGTTCTGATTATAGAAATATAGAAGTTATTAATGGAGGTAGGGCAATTTGGCACAAAGACAATTAACAAGTAGAATTATTATAAGAAATGATACATCAGCTAATTGGAAATCGGCAAATCCAGTTTTATTAAAAGGTGAAATTGGAATTGAAACAGATACAGGTATAGCAAAATATGGTGATGGCGTTGTAACATGGGATAAAGCCCCAGAGCTAAATGCTTCTACAACCGTCGTAAAAAATGCGGCACCTACATCAAGTGATAGTGGGTATAAGTTAGGAACATTGTGGCTAGATACGACTAATTCAAAGGCATATTTGATATACAACAATACCGCTTCTGAGGCTGTATGGAAACAATTAGTCACACCAGACGATTTGTCAGACCTAGGCGCTGGCGATATGCTTAAATCACAATTTGCTAACAATCCTAAAGCTGAACAAGGATATGTAAATGCATCTATTAAATCTGATACAACAGATGCTATAAAAAATAGTACTCCTGACACATCAAACAATTTAACTCTAAATGATAATGCAAGTGGAGTTGACGCAGATACAAATAATGCTTTGTGGTCTGCGAACAAAATTAAGGGGTTAATAGACCAAAAATTAGATGTAAATGGAACTGTTTCAGGTTCTAATGTTTCTGTTACTCCCCTAAGTGGTATGGATCCAAGTGCAACAAATGCACAACTTGCTATTAATGATTTACAGGAACAAATTTCTGAAAAACAAGATAAAATTACTCTAACTGCTGATAGAGCGGTAATTACAGGTAGTGGTGGCGAATTATCTGTTAGTGCTGTTACGTCGACAGAGTTAGGATATTTATCAGGGGTAACAGGAGGAATACAAGAGCAAATTGACAACATCCCAAAGTATATTTTTGTGACTGGTGTTGCAATCAGTGTCGCAGATGGTACGGAGCAATCTGCGATTGATACGGCGGCTATAGCCAAAATTAAAGAAACGCATGAAAGCTCAGAAAAGTGGGATGCTTGCGACGTTCAAATCACTTTTACTCCGTCTGATGTTGTAAAAGATGCTATTTATTATTATAATGGTACTGATTGGGTATTTTTACATTATTCTACAACGGGAGTACAAGTTGCTAATGGTTCAACTGCTGGTATTGTAGAAAGCTCTGAGGATATTAGTTTTGTTAATGGGAAAGGTACGGTTTCTCCTAATTTTATTAAAGTCACTCAAATTGCTAGTATTTCTCAAGTTGGTGTTGTTAAAGCATCTAATGCGGGAAACGGTGTATCTGTTACCTCTGATGGTGCCATGACTGTTGGAAGTGATGTTTTGCTTGCAACGGATACTTTTGTTTTGAATGGTGGAACTGCGACTGTATGATTATATAAGGGGACATAAGGATGGCACAAAGACAATTAACAAGTAGAATTATTATAAGAAATGATACAGACAATAACTGGAAAACATCTAATCCTGTTCTATCAAAAGGTGAAATTGGAATTGTTACAAGTGTTCAGCCTTATAGAATAAAAATAGGGGATGGGGTTTCTAATTGGGAAACCCTTCCCTATTTTAAATTAGAGGAACAATATGTAGAAGGATTAGTAGATAGTTTATCAGAGTTAAATAGTATGATTTCTTCTAACACTCAAAGAATAGAGGACAATACTACGCGAATTGATGCTTTAGAGCAAAAAGAAGATAGATTTACTTATGTAACTATTTAAGAAAGAAGGTGGGAAAATGGCATTGGTGAAACCAGTGTTAAATACTGTTGATTCATTTGATGCAATAAATCAACAAGTGTTTACTTTTAATTATAACGGGGCAGAACAAATAGTAAAAAACAAATTAACAATTCGAGAAAATTTAAGGAATGAAGTTGTTTATTCTCAGTCTCAAAATGGTTTGAAGTATGAGCATATTCTTCCTGCTAACACATTAAAAAATGGCACTTATTATAATGCTTATTTAACAGTGTTTGATTCCAATGACACAGAAAGTCCTGAAAGTAATGTTGTTCAATTTTATTGCTATGCTACACCTTCTTTTATATTAACAAATATGCCAACAGGAAATGTTATTGAAAATGCGTCATATAATTTTACCTTTCAATATACTCAGTCTCAAAATCAACCATTAAATATTTATGTGGTAAATTTATATGATAGTAATAAAAGATTGTTAAGTAGTAGTGGAGATTTGTATGCAGGAAGCACAAATGTTCCTTTAGATTTATCTTATACTATTGCTGGGTTTGATGACGATACTACATATTACATAGAGATTACAGGCACAACTATAAATAATTTTTCTTTTGGGTCTGAATTAATTGAATTTACTGTTAATTATACAAGACCCAATATGTTTACATTACTAGAAATTACAAACTTGTGTAAAGAGGGTTATATAAACATAAAGTCAAACTTGATAAGTATTGACGGAGAAACAAATGCTAACCCGCCAAAATACATAGGAAATGAAGAAATTGATTTAACAGATGATGGAATATGGGCTAAGTGGACACAGGGTTTTGAAATTAACGGAGGATTTACCTCAATGATATTGGGGCGTTCTTTTAATCCCTATACAAATATTGTTACTTATTCTAACACTAATGGGGATAAGATTGAATTATTTTATCAAAAAGGTTATAATGAGAATGATGAATATAAAGATTATGTATCAGCTAAAGTTACACCTTTGAATGGGTTATCATATTATATTTATAGCAATTATATAAATGAAGCGAATGGTTTGGAATATGTATTTATTTGGTTCAGAAGAATACAAAATCTTTATGAGCTACAAATAGAGAACTTAGGAATTGACAATGATAGATTACTATATTATATGGATACGTTAAATCCTGATGTATATTTTGTTGATTCTGATAATTCTTATTATATTGGATATTGGGGGGGGTAAACCATGGCAAGTGACCAAACAAAACTATTGGCATCGGTTGATAGTACTGTTTCTATGTTGACCTCTGATGGTTTTATCATAAATAACAATCAAAATATTAAACAAATTGAATTACAAGATATACAATCTTTATGGAAAGCGGATATACAAAGCGCCATTCAATCTGCGATAAGCACTTTTACTAATTCCTTTTTCCCGATTGGAACAGTTATTATTCTTGATTCTGCCACAGCAAATCCTAATACTTATTTAAGCGGTACTTGGGAAAATATAGCATCAGGCAGTTTTCTAGTAGGGGTAAATAGTAATGATGATGATTTTTCTACTACAGGAAAAACAGGGGGCGAAAAAGAAGTAACCTTAACTGTATCTGAAATGCCTAGTCATAATCATGGATATAATGGAGTTAATACAGGCGCTAAAGTAACGGCTAAGTTTGGTGCATATCCTATTCGTTTATATCAAGATTATGCTGCTAACTGGTGGGGGCCAGGTGGTACAAGCGGAATTTCTTCATCAGGTGGTGGAGAAGCTCATAATAATTTGCCTCCTTACTATTGTGTTTATTATTGGAAAAGAGTGTCTTAAATGTTTGAATTTTTGAATTATAATTTTTTTTCAGACAAAAATTGTTTAAACCCAGTACCAACTTCAATAGAAAATATTACGCAGGTTCAAATTCAAAATGGAATTTATGACGAGGTATACATTACAAAGGATGTAGAATCTTCTTATAGTACAAATATACCAGAATGGGATTACAATACAATTTTTGATGTTAAATTTCATAATAATTTAACAGCAGGCAATTTAGATTTTTTGTCTACACAAATTTCTGAAATTAGAGTGAAAAGGCGTGTAAAGGGTACATTTAACTGGATAACTGTGGGAATATTTGAGGTTCATAGCTTTTCAGATATTACTAATTTAGTTTTTAATGATTATTTCAATAGGAATAATGTAGAATATGAATATGCTTTTGTGCCAGTAGTAGAAGGTATTGAGGGACAATATATTATAAACGATGTCTTTAGTCAATTTGATGGTATTTTTATTGCGGATATAAATTCTATTTATAAATTTTATTCAGACGTTAGCTATGGTTCTTCTACCAGGGTACAAAAAGTGGGTGTTTTTGAGCCGATTGGCAAAAAATATCCTATTATTGTCTCTAATTCATTGTTGAATTATAATACTGGTAGTGTAACAGGGAATATTCTTCCAAAAGATTATTTAATTAACAGAGTTTTGGATAGATTTGAAATGGTGGAGGAACGCAAGGCAATAGAAGATTTTCTTACAACTAAAACTGCTAAAGTCTTAAAAGACTGGAATGGGAATATTTGGTGTGTTTTTGTTACTGATTCACCTACTGTAAATTATGTAGCCAATTATGGAATGGGAATATCTTCCGTTAGTTTTTCATGGACGGAAATTGGAGATTTAGATAACCAAGAAGATTGGGATACAAATAATTTAGTAAAGGAGGGATAATGAATGGTTTCCATTACCGGGTCGATGTATAATGATGCCAAGAGAAATATACGGGATTTGCGTGTGAAAATAAATTTATTAAATTTTGATATGCAAATAATTGATGAAATCACAGGAGTTATTTTAGATGGTAATATTACTGTGGATGCAACTGCGGATATAAGAAGAACATGTAGTCTTTCATTGATTGTGAAAGACAGCACACTGGAATTACAACCAGGGGGGAGAATTTGGATAGATAAATATTTTCAAGTATTTGTAGACTATCTAAATAATGGTAATTGGATAAATATGGGAATATATTTAGTAGATGCACCCTCATGGAGCTATGACCCAGGAAATTCTACATTATCTCTCCAAGGTTTAGATTTGATGTCTAAATTAACTGGACAAAGGAATGGTTATTTAGAAGGTATTCCAACTATTATTCCACAAGATAGTAGCATAAGAAATTCTATGATTAGTGTTATCACAGAATTGGGCGGGTTTAAAAATTATATAATTGAAGATAATCCGCAAACTGTCCCTTATGAAATAAAAATAGACCAAGGTGGAACTGTGTACGATATTTTAGTAGAGTTAAGAGATATTACACCTAATTATGAAATTTTTTTTGATGTTGATGGTGTCTTTCACTATCAACAAATTCCAAGTGGACAAAATGAATCTTCTTATATAGGGGATGATATGTGGACACAAATTGTTCTTTCAGAAACTACAAGTGTTGAATTTGGAGAAGTAAAGAATGTAGTTGAGGTTTATGGAATGTCTCATGACCCCTCTCATTATGGAGAAGCTACGGTGAGCGGAAACACATACAATGTAACAATGGCAGGTGTCGAAGGTTTAACAGATGGACTGATTTATGGTTTTACAGCCCCTACCATTGTAGAGAATCCAATGTTGAAAATCAATTCATTGCCTGCTTATCCGTTGGTTAATGAAGATGGGAGCAACGCTATTATTCCTCAAGAGAACACATTTTATGTTGTACAGTATAAAGGCCAGGATAATTTTTTGTTTTTAGGTTACCAACAGCCTTATGCTATCTCTAAAGATGAAAATCCTGAATCTCCTTTCTATATTGGTAGTATAGGGGAAATTAGGCAAGTATTTTATGGAGATGAATATGAAAATATTTGGAGTAATGACCTCGCCCAACAACGTGCTGATTATGAACTATGGTTGCATACTCGTTTGAATGATAACATTACTTTATCAGTTGTTCCCTTGTATTGGTTAGATGTTAATATTTTAGTAGATTATACAAGAATAAACACAGATACTACCAATCAATATATTATAAAAAGTATCGACACTAACTTAGCCCCAGATGGTACACAAACTATTAATATGATTAGATATTATCCCCTATATCCTGATATTTAAGAAGGTGAGAAAATGAGCGCTACATATCAAGATTTGGAATTTACTACATTTCCAGATGCGATACAAAATTTTACGACAATGCAAGATGTTACAGCGTCGGATGGTGCTTTAATTAAGCAATATCAAGAAGCAATGGAAAATGGAGATTTGGAAACCGCACAAAAAATTTATCAACAAATTCCAGATGCTAATGCAAAAATTATAAATAGTATTAAGATTAATACTATTCAAGATACAGCAATGGCTTTGGAGAGATTTTTCAAAAATGATTTAACCAATTATGTTTCACAAAAACAAGAAGAATGGTTAAATATCGTTAATCAATTTACTTTGATAGGGAATTATAATAATCAATCGTCTTATTTGAAACATAATTTAGTATACTATCCTGATGAATCTTCTAATGTTGTTTATATGGCTATAACCGATGTACCTAGTGGAATCTCTCCTTTGAATCCTTCATATTGGAGACAATTAACAATTCAAGGTGAAAAAGGTGATAAGGGTGATGGGATTAGTTATGTGGGTGAATGGCAATCAACTGTCTCTTATGAAGAAAATGTTTTGGTTACATATAAAAATGGGCTATATTTATCTTTACAAAGTCCGAACATTGGTAATATTCCATCTAATTCTTTAACTTACTGGCAGTTAATTGGGGACTTGACCCCAGCAGTATATCCAATTGTTCCCATAAACACCCCTCCTTCTGACTTGGGGGAGGGAGATATTTGGTTCGGAATTGTGGAGTGATTTTATGAAAAAAGAAACAAATCCCAATACAGATATAAAACTGTCGTTAAAAGAAGATATTCATTTAAGTGATAAAGAAATATGGAATAATTTTCAACAATATTATTTGGCTGGACAATATGAAGAAGCTATTAATTATCTAAACAATAATTTATCTTCCGTCAAAAACAAAATAACAAATGCTACTTTGATTAACAATTTGAATAATGCTCTTGTTATTTTGCAAAATTATTATTATAATAATGTAGAAGATAAATTATCTGAATTAATGAAGTCTTATGATGACGAAATAGAAAATTTTGTTAATAAAGGTGTATATACAATTGGAGTTACTTATTATCCATTAAATTTTGTTTTTGATAACAATGGGAATTTGTATATATGTATAAAAGAAAATACTGGAAAAGAAGATGGATTAAATGACGTAACCAACTGGATATATATTGGGTTAAAAGGAGAGAAAGGTTTACTCGGATTTAATTGTACATATAAAGGTGTTTGGGATAGTACTACGACTTATTCCAAGAATGATTTATGCACAGATGGAGATTATCTATATTATTCTAAGCAAAATAATAATTTAAACAATAATCCATCTCCAAATTCGCAGTATTGGGGAGTGTTTTTTGAGTTTATAAAAGCAACAATAGAGGTATATACACAGACTCCTACAACTCCTTATCCTGGACAGGTTTATTTATTACAAGTGTAAAGAGGTGGAATATTAATGATAAATGTTAAGCCTTTTGTTTATCAAAATGGACAAAACGTGGAGATGAACATGGCAACTGTTTCTTCTATGGTAATAATGGGAGATGGTAGTACAACACTAGAAGAAGAAATAACAAAATTAGAAAAGGGAACGAGTAATGAAAACCTACTTATCAACACTAATTTTTTAAATCCTGTTTATCAATATGGTACTGGTGATTTAGATGAATTAAATAGTTCAGAAGTGGGTTACTCAGACTCGTCCTATTGGATTGATAGATGGTATCCCGCACAAGGAACAACTGCTGATAATATTACTAATTATCGCAAAGAAAAAGGGATATACATTGAAAATGGGTTGTGCCAAGCAGTTTATGGGATGTCCGACTATGTTGGGCAGGTATTTACTTTGTCTATTGGGTTTGAAGATGGAACAATCAGCTCTGTAACAGGTACATTAAATGCTGGTGCTGGGAATAAAATATCTAATGATTATTTATCGTTTTACTTTTTAACAGGTATATCATCTGGCAATGCTGGTGTCGCTATTGTGGAAATAAAATCGAAGAAAAATGGTACAGGTACTTCTTTAACAGATTTTTATGCTATTCAATGGGCAAAATTTGAAAAAGGAGAGTTTTCTACACAATATCAGATACCAAGTTATACAGAAGAAGAATTAAAGTGTCAGAGATATTATATGCGATATGGTTACAAAAAAGTCAATGATTCTTCTAATGACAAAATTCCGTATACGCTAGGTTTGGCAACTTCTAAAACAACTGGAACAGCGATTTTTTATTTGCCAACACAAATGCGTATAACTCCAACCATTAAAATTGTTGGTACGTTTAATGTACAGTATCCAAATGCTAACAATTCTATGTTAGATTCCCTAGTAAATAGTGTAGAAGTTGCCTATGTTAATAGCAATCAAGCGATTGCAGGTCTTGATTTTAGTGAAGGATATTCTGCCCTGACATATGGACAAATAATTGCTTTTTATGCCTATGAGGGTGGTGCATACATTTGTTTTGATGCAGAATATCATCCAATTTGGCAATCAAGATAATAATTAGGAGTAAGATTTAATGGCTATTAATTATAGGGTTCAAGAAAATAATCAAACAGTTCATTTTGAGGGCGATGCACAAATTACTTTGACTTCCGATGGTTCTAATGTGCAAGCCAAATTAAATGAGTTAAACAGTATGCTCCCAGAGGTACAAGTGGGTGGCATGGAACCTGTTAATATGAGTACAAAAATATGGTTAGATACAACAGGTGAATTTATATATTATCCTTATTCCAATCCAAACTTATTGATTAATTCCAATTTCACAAATCCAATTAATCAGAGAAATGCTACTACTTATGCGCAAAACAAATATTTTATTGATAGATGGAGACATGTGTCGGGAAGTTTAACCACTATTAATATTTCTTCGACTTATGGATTATATATTAAAGGTATCTCTATATCACAAGTTATAGAACTGCAAAATCCGATTGGGAAAACATTAACTGCTTCTGCACAGTTTTGTGACGAGTATGGCGCTACTAAAGTGGTTACTTTTACTACTACATTGGGGACTTCAAGTAGTAGCAATACATATTTTTTATTCACACCTGACCCAGATAATAACTTTGTAGAATTTGCAATCAATAATTTCACTGTGCCCTCTGATTGGGGTTTTGGGAGTAGCTTGTATGTTACTTGGGCGAAAGTAGAAATTGGCAGTGCTGCAACAGTGTATTTTTATCCAGATTACAGTAGTGAATTAGTAAAATGTCAAAGATATTACTATAAATTGACTTCTGATGGTTCGGCAAGAATATATCCTACCAATTCTTGGTGGACTACCACAATAAATGCTATTTTATATCTTCCTACAACCATGCGTATTTTGCCCACTCCATCTTTCAGTAATAATGTAGATATATGGTTTGGTACACAAGATGGCAATCAGGTTACTGGATATACACCTACACAAGTGGAAGCTGGTAGATTTTTGCCAAATCAAATAGAATTGACCATGACTACAAATAAGAATGTATCTGGATACGACCAATGGAATTTATTGGTCGCAAACGGAGGATATATAGAATTGGATGCTGAAATTTATCTATAAAGGAAAGGAATGAATAATATGGTTAAAGCTGAAAAAAATACATATAAAATTTATGCAAGGGCAGATGAAAAAAATAGAATTATTAAATTCTTTTCTTCTGTTTTTGAAGAACCATTAGATACGGATATTCTTGTAGAAGAGGGGAACCAAGAGTATCATGTGCATGTTCAATTAAAATATATTGCTCATAATAGTAAAGGACAATATAGATATAAATTAGTGGATAACAAAGTTGTTGAAAGAACATTAGAAGAATTAAATCTTGAAATACAAGAGGAACAAAGTAAAATGCAACCTTCCTTAAATCAAAGAATGAACGATATAGAAGAAGCGGTTGCCTTAATTGTTTATGGAGGATAATAAAATGAGTATCAACGAATTGTCTAATGTTTTATTGAGGATTACTGGTAGAGCTATTTTAACCAGAATGACAGAAAGTAAGTCCACTTTTGACGAAATAATTAAATTATATCCCAAATTAACGAAAGAACAAATTGAAATTCTTAAAGAATGTGAAGAATTTCAAGGTTTTGATAGCGGAGATAAATAATGAATATTCCAGTATTAAATTTGCGCAATGATTCAGGAGAATTTGTTCCATATGCAGTAATTCAAGGCCCCCCAGGCGAACAGGGGCCTCAAGGCCCCTCTGGAACAGACATAGAATCTTATGTTATCTCTGAGCCAATTGATAATGGAGAGAGGGGATATATTCGCTATAAGAATGGCTTACAATATGCTTGGGCGAGGGTATACTTTTCAACTTCTATCAGCAGTTCTTGGGGGAGTTTGTACGAAAGCAGCGACGTTACTGCCCCTGCATTTGCTGCAAGTTTTAGTGATACGCCCACTATAATTTGGGGTTTGGAAAATATGTCGGCTGGATGTATGATTGAATACTATTCCAGAACTAGCAGTGATGATGACAATACTAATAATACCTATCCTGGATTTGTTAATTTAGTTAGACCAAGTTCATCATCATCTGTAACTGGATATTTAACATATTTGGCAATAGGCAAATGGAAATAAAAGAGAAAAGGAGATAATGTAATGGCTAGACAGACCTTAAAACTAACATCCCCCTTAATGAAAGGGGACGATGTTAAAGAGTTTCAAAACCTGGTAACAAACAGAGGTTTTAGTTGTGGTACTATTGATGGTAAATATGGCGAAAAATCTGTAAGTGCTTGTAAAAAGTTTCAATCTTCTGCTGGCTTATCTGCCGACGGCATTTGTGGCCCTGATACATGGAATAAATTAGAGGGTAGACGAATGTTAAAACTAACATCCCCCTTAATGAAAGGGGACGATGTTAAAGAGTTTCAAACAAAAATCACAAATCATGGATATAATTGTGGTTCTATTGATTCTATGTACGGTGAAAAAGCCAAAGCTGCGTGCATTTCTTTCCAAAAAGCTAAAGGATTAAGTGCGGACGGGATTTGTGGTGATAAAACTTGGGCTACATTAGATGGGTCTACATCATCTTCTGGAACAAGTGGAAGAAGATTGCTAAAAAAAACTAGCCCTTTGATGAAGGGAGACGACGTAACAGAGTTTCAAAATCTTGTAAAATCAAAAGGTTTTGACCCTGGAACCATTGATGGAAAGTATGGTGACAATAGTGTAGCAGCTTGTAAAGAATTTCAAAGTTATGCGGGGCTATCAGTAGATGGACAGTGTGGGACAAACACGTGGGCAGCATTAGATTCTGATATTGCACCATATTCACCTTCTACATCAGGTTCTAACAGCTCTATTGGTGAAACAGAAACGGAAGTGCGCCAAAATGTCGTAAATGAAGCAAAAAAATATTTAGGATATAAGGAATCAGATGGTTCTCATAAAAAGATTATAGATATTTATAATGGACATTCTCCTTTAGCTAGGAACTATAGGGTTAAATATACAGATTCTTGGTGTGCTGTTTTTGTCTCAGCAGTGGCTATTCAATGTGGTTTGACAGATATTATGCCTACTGAATGTAGTTGTGGGCGTATGATTGAACTTTATCAAAAGCTAGGTTGTTGGGAAGAAAACGATGCCTATGTTCCCAATATTGGTGATATTATTATGTATGATTGGGATGATAGTGGAAAGGGTGATAATACAGGATGGCCTGACCACGTTGGTATTGTTGCTGAAGTTACAGGTTCAACTATGAAAATTATCGAAGGTAATAAATCAGATTCGGTAGCATATAGAACTGTAAGCATTAATGGTAAAGATATTCGTGGCTATTGCTTACCTGATTATGCAAGTAAAGCGAATAAATAATTTTTATAATATATTTTTACTTCGTTTTAAAAATAGGGTAGATTGAGTTTAACTCTTTCTACCCTATTTTTTTTGGTTGTTGAATATATCAATTATTTTTTATTATAATTATTTACCTTATTTTTATTAATTTGTTTTTTGCTTTTTTCTAATTCTTTTTTAGTTTTTCTTTCCACGCCAAAAGTTTCACCTAATACATTGTCAATTTTTACCATATCAATAGCTTTCATGATAAACTCCTATTTTTAATTTTGAAATAAGTTGAAATTTTTTGACCGTATGTATGCAATTTTCTTTTGTCATTTTCCTGTACTCCCGAATCCTTTATTTCCTCTATTTGTCGCATTTAATGTTTCTACTTCTACAGGAGTAATTTTTAAGTAAGGGAGAATAATAAGTTGAGCAATTCTTTCATCAGGCTCAATTATTTGAGTTTGTTCCGAATGATTATGTAGAGGCACCATAATTTCTCCTCGGTAATCAGAATCAATAATTCCTACACAATTAATTGGAGCTAATCCTCTTTTTGTAGAAATACCACTTCTGGCCACAAGGGCTCCAAAATAACCATTTGGGATACTTACCGCAATTCCTGTGGGCACTTTAATAGTTTCGTGTGGGCGAATCATAGTTGTTTTATCAATGTTTGCATATAAATCCGCTCCTGCTGAATTTTCTGTTGCTACTAAAGGTTTTTTTGATGTTACAGATGTTTTTTTGAATTGTAAAATAGTTTGTTCCATGGTTTTGTTCCTTTCTTTTTAAATAATTATTTTGTATGTTTATATTATCAAAACTATATTAATATGTCAATACCATAATAAGTTTTTTTAATAAAAAAATAAAAAAGCAATTATTCTAAATGAAACAATTGCTTTAATTATTATTTTTTATTTAATTTTGAATTTTATAATATAATCCACATTCACAATATCCTTCTTCTTGACTTTCGATAAACTCTTTACACATACATTTGGTTTCTGGGGTTTTTTTAATTTTACATAAGCAGTAATTATTATTTTTTTTCAATTGTTTTTTAAACTGTTTAACAAAGTCTGTGTCTGGGTTCATAAGAATAATCATAATATTTTTTTATTTTCCTTTCTGAATTGATGATTAATATTTTCCAAGTAGGTGTGATTTTTCATATTTACTATTTTATAAGTCTTGCCACGATCACAATAATTTCCTATTCGTATATAATCTAAATTTTTAGCTATAGATTCAAAATGCTTTATTTCATATTCGTTTTTAGTATGATAACAACTATAATAAAAAGTCTTATATCCCTCTTTTTTACATAATAATACTACTTTTTCTAAATCGTCTTGGTTTATTTCTGTATAAAATAGGTCATGATATATCTCCCAAAAACAAACACAAGTAATTTTATCTTTTTTATGTTTTTCTAATATAGAATGAATATCTTCTAAAAGTTTATTGTGCTCACAAGAAGACACTCTTTCTTGGACGGTGTTAATAATTAGAACTTTTTCTTTTGGTAGAATATCTTTAATAAAATATGATGAATATGTAAGCATTTATTACTCCTAATTTTATTTATTATAAAATAAAGATGTTATATCATATATTTTATAATTTCTTGTGTTGTCGCTATCTAAATGTACAATTTTATAAAAAATTTGATTTGTGTTTTTTGAATTTAATCCCCCTTTTAGATAATTATATCTTCCTATTTTTAAATAATCTAAATATTGCATGTAAGTATTAAAATGTTCTAATTCTTTTTCAGCTTCTTCTGTGGTATGATAAGGTTTACCATCTCCGTGTCCAGAATATAAACAAGTTTTTAATTTATATTTTTTACAAATTTTTAAACATTTTATTAGGTCTGATTCATTATGATCTCCCCCAAAGAAACACACGCATGTTATTAAATTTTCATATAGTTTTATAATGTTTTCAAGATTGCCCAGCAATGGTATTCCTTCATCTTTCCAAAGAAATGGAGAGTGGCACCCCTTGCATTTATAGGGGCAACCACTAACATTTATTCCCAATGTTATTTCGTTAGGAACCTCTTGAAAAACTACAAAGTATGATTCATACTTTAGCATTATCATAATACCTCTTTTTTTCCTCTGTCTGCCTTGCTTCGGAAAAACTAGAAACTCTTTTTAAATAACCAATGACACGAGTAATATAATCCAAATTATTACTACCACATTTAGGACATTTAGCTAATTTATGTTTAGACACATAACCGCAATCATTACATGCAGTGTTTGGAATATTGAATGTAAAATAACTACATCCTGTTTGAATTGCTACATTCAACAACTGTAAATATTGTTGTTTTGTCAAATGTTCTTCGAGGTTGGCATGTAAAGCTGAACCACCATCTAAATATTTTGTTAACTTATCTCCGTGTAAAATAAATTTGTCTAATAAATTAGATTTAGTGTCCTCCACAATGTAGAAATAACTGTTGTAACAGTCTCTTGGTACAAAATATCCATCTTCTTTATCCCATTTTGCATTTTTAACGCCTAAATTTTCTGCGGGAACAAACTCTGTATTGAACATAATTTCATTAGTTTTATCTTTTTTATTTTCCTCATAAATAGGTCTTAAAATAGCTTCTCCATAATTAAAATATTTTTCATTAGGAGAAATTTCAATGCCTAAAAATTCTGCTCCTTCCAAAAAACCATTAATACCAATAGTTAAATATTGTTTCTCTAAGGCAATATACCCAGCATCATATACAGGAAGCATACGAGAATTAAAATTATCTTTAACAACCTCATTGTATGCTGTTAAATAACAATGAATTTTATGTGTTTGTTCTCTAACTGCTTTCTCAACATCTTTTAGTGTAGCGTTTTTATTTTTTCTGTATACATTTTGCACCAAACGATTGATGTTAATTGTAATTACGCCTTTAGAGCCAGTAGAAACTCCCCCTGCTCCGAGTGTGAAAGAAAAAGTATTATCTTGTAATTCATTTTTTAGACGACAGCATGAAGAAAGGGAGTCGACACTATTACTTCGATAACAAAAGAAAGAATGTCCTTCAGCCCACATTTCTGCCACAAAATCTTTCCATTCTTTGTCTACATAATCTTTTCCATCATCTAATAAGTTAACAGTTTCCACAGGGAAAGATAGGAAAGAAGTGGCAGTTTTTAATCTTTCTGCATTAAACCATTTCATAAAATCCTTTTGAAGCCAATTTACGCTCTCCCAACAAGGCTCAGAACCATCAGGAAAAACAAAATCTTCAAACATGCCGTTAAAATAAGGTTGGTCGAAATAAGCAATATTCCAAAACCCTTGTATTCCATACAATGCGCTACGTTGTATGCGTTCTCTTATGAACTGCTTTATGTCACCATAAAGAGTAGACCATATCACTATCCTTTGAAAGGATACTCCCCATTTCCACTATCAAACGCTTATAGTGTACTTGCTTCCGCAATGGTCGTTGAACGTTCCCTTTATAGGGCTTCGCTTCTGATTGTCTTATTATAATTATGAATTTTAAACAAATGACAGTTTTTACAATAAGTAATTAAATTATTTTTATCTAAAAATCTAGCGTCGGCAATAATAATATTATATAATTCATCTACTTTATCAACAACATTTAATTCTTTATGTTCGTTACATATTTTTTTAATTATTGTTGCAAAAGGAATGATATGATGTGTGTGTAAATTATTGTGGCTCCCGCATATTTGACAAGTATAATTATCTCTTTTCCGAATTTCAGGAGAAATATTGTTTTGATAAAACTGTCTACATCTTGATTCTAAGGTGCTTATTCCACCTTTCCAATTATGATGTTCTTTGCCTTTTTGTACCCCAATCTTGGCTTCCGAAATGTCTCTAATATGGATTTTAAATTCTTTTAAAACTCTATTTATTACATGAGGGGCACAATTAAACATTTTACCTAATTGTTCTTTTGTATAATGTTGTGTTATATATAAATCATACATTTTATTATAATCATTAAATTCAGAAGGAATTTCTTTATTGTTTTTAGCAAAGTGTGAGGCGCTTAAAGAACGCCTTTCTATCCCCATTTGTATTAAATGATTTAAAACACTTCTATGAGAGGTTTGTAATATTTTACCTATTTCTACACTTGATTTTTTTTGATTTATATATAAGTCGAAAATGATCTCATCATCTTTTTGGGTTAATTTTCTTCCCATTCGTATCACCTCCTCGTTTTAGAATGATAAAACTATAATTATAATAAGATTTCCCAGAAATTAAAGGAGTTTGCTATATCTATTACTACATATAGGCGCATTTTAGTTTACGCTTTGAAAATTCCTCGCGGCGGCTGGCTGATTTAGCGAATAAACCACTTGACTAAACTTGTCATGGATAACAGAATGAATGGTTCTTTTTCTACCAATAGCCGATACTACAGAATCAGGTTTTAGATAATAATCATTTCCATATTCTTTTCTGATAAAATAATCCATATACATTAAAAATTCTGGTGTACTTACCGCTCCTGCAAATTGCGAAGCAATAGCAAAAACCAAGTTAACAAAACTTCCGCAAAATGAATCTAAATTTTTTGGTGCTGTAGATAAACCTCCGATATTGGTTAAACCATCAAATAAAAATGGATACATAGTAATACTTACACAATAAGGCAACATTGGATTGGTTTCGTCATGTCTATAAATTTCATGACCATCCAAAGAACGAATATACTCCTCTGCTAACTCTTCACCATAAAGCTCCGTAATTTTCTCAATCATTAAAAGTCTATTAATACCTATGGCATCTTTTTTATACAATTCTCCAGTACAGGTAGTTACATTTTTATTTTCCACATTTGCGTTCGAATCAACTTGACTTCCGCTTGCAGCGTTTGAAGCTACTCTATAGGAATTAATAAAATCAACATAGGAACGATATTTTTCTTCATAGTTCAATAAAAGATTTGACATTTTTACTCACCTTTCTCCATTAATAATTTTTTGATACGCTTCTGCATAAGTTAAAAAATCTTCATCAATTTGCAACACTGGAAGACTATAAATTTTTCTTGCTTGAATCCCCTCCAATTCATAGGTTTTTTTAAATTCAATACCTTTTTCAACTAATTTTCTTTCTAAGATTTTACATTTCGGACAAGATGGCGAAGAATACAAAATAATTTGTTTACCCATGATAACCTCCTTTATTTATATAAGAAAAAATAAATAAAACAAATTATTAATATTAACAATGTAAAGGTGAATGATATTAATAATTCCAATACAATTTTTTGTAAAATAATATTATGGTTTGGTTTATAAAACCAATAATAAAATATTATTAATAAACAAACAAGAATCAATACAGAATTAGTATTTAATAAGGTAATTAATAAATTCGACATTTACAATATAATCTCCTTTATTTTTTTAGTAATTCATACAAAAAAGTTTCTCTACAGTCAGTAGCTTCCACTTTTATAGCATTATTGATGGTTTTTACGTCTCCAACTTCCACCAAGAGCTCTTTTGCTCTTGTATTAGCTACGTATAATAAATTTTTATTTAATAATTTATTGTGTGAAGGATGAGTAATGTTAATAACACTTAGGAATTCAGAACCTTGTGATTTATGAGTGGAAATTGAATAGCCCAAAAGAAGATTGTTCATTTCACTATATGTATAAACAATTGAATCATCTTGAAATTTCACAATTAAACATTTGTTTTCCACATCTACTTGTTCTACAACTCCCATATCTCCATTTACCACAGTAGCATTACCGAATTTTGCCCCTTTCTCATAATAATCTATATTTGTTACAGCGTTATAATTATTTTTAGTATTGATAACTTTATCTCCAACTCTGAATCGCATTTCTATATTACCACGTTTGGTTGAAATTTTTTTTACGATTTCTTCTCCTTTTAATGGGTTGCAAATGTTTTGTAATTCTGTATTTATAGCATATGTTCCCATTGAACCAACATTAAAAGGGGATAATACTACAATATCATTTTTACTATATTTGGTGAGCAAGTTTTTATATTCGTTAACAATTTGTTGCAGTGGATTGTTTCCTATAGGAATGAATTTATATTCTTTATTTGGTTGATATCCATCAAAAATTGGTCCTTCTTGATTTAAATATTCTTTTTTGTTTCGAATATCGGTTGCTACTGTTAATAAAGCATTTTCCCCATATCTGAAAATTTTGCTAAGTTTAACCGTTGGTATTTTTTGAGATCGTAAAATATCTCTTAGCACATTACCACAACTAATAGATGGTAATTGTTGCTCATCGCAAACTAATAAAATTTTAGACGAAGTAGAAATATTATTTAATAATTTAGAAAAAATTTTCACTCCCACAAAAGAAAATTCATCTATAATAACAACATCAGCATCAATATAATTATTTTTAGCAAGTTCTTTGTGTATGGTGCTAGTATATCTTTCGGTTACGTCTTTCAATCTTTTGGCTGCAATTCCCGTGGGTGCTAAAAGAATGTAACTTAAAAATTCTGAGTCTAGCATTTCAATGAGTGCTTTAATAGTTGAAGTTTTACCAGAGCCAGCGGGTCCGCATAAAATCAACACATCTTCATTTAATATTTTTTTAAGAACTTCTTGTTGTTCCTCGCTTAGAAAAGATTTATACTTTTCATATTGTAAATTTATATTTCTTGGGTTTTCTTTTCTTTCTAATAAATTATTAGCTATATTCCTCTCGGCTTGATAAGTCGACATTTTAGCAATAAATTTCGTATCGTTTTCATAGAAAAATGTGTCCCGCTCTTCAACTACTTTTTTAATTTTCGGAAAACACTCAGGAATCATTTCCAACGCTAAGCTAGCTACAACGTTAGCATTTATTTTTGTGTTTCCTTCCGCTTCGTTCATAGTCAATATGTGTAATAAAAGGTACTCTGTTTGAATCTCACTCCCTAAGAAAGATGGGTTAATTTTTAAAATAGTATTATTAGCACCGATAAAACCTCTTTCTAAAATATCAATTAAAACATGATACGGATTTTTCTCTAATTCTTCATAAATTTTATCATAATTATAATATGCTTGGAATAATTTTTTACATTCTTTGAGGGTAAATTTATAATCAGGAAACATATTTATAATTTTTTGATAACGGTACACATGATTAATTTTTTCTACATATTCATTAAATCTTCTTTCTCCAACTCCTTTGATTTTATTTAAGTCAATTTCATTTTCTTTCCCGTCTACAATCATAGCTACAAAGTTTGGATAAACGCTATGTATGTTGTCTGCTTGTTTTTGATTCATAAATGATAATAAAATAGGAATTTCATCTGCCGCAGTGATTTCTATATTGTCTAATGAAGGAACAGTAATTAATTCATATTGGATACCATAACGTGGATGCTCTATTTCTTTTACTACAATTTCATATTCTTGGTTTAATTGTAAACATCCAACGTTTCCAATCACTGTAATAAAACCATCTTCGTCAATATCTTTACAAATTTTCACTCCGTAAGATTCATTTTCAAATAAAACTTTTTGTGGAACAACTTTTAATTTAATACTCATTTTTTACTCCTTATTAAAACCGTACCTTTTTGATAACATTATATATTTTAATATGAAAATAGTCAAGTTTTAAATGATATATTTTCAAAAATAAAATATTTTATTATAAAAGAAGCTCCTTTTTCATAAAGAGCCTCTTTTGTACGTTCCTATATTATTTTAGATTAATTTCGTAATCGATCTTTTTTATTTGCGCTTTTTGATTTTCAAACAATTTTTGGCTTTTATTGTTAAACCCCCAAATGGTTGTTTCTATTTTTGTCTTTTTTTTCAACCTAGCTTCAATTTTAATCATATTAATAAGAAGAGTTCCAATTCCTTTTCTAGCATAATGTTTTGTAATACACATATCTTCTATATATATACTTTCATTTTGCAAATAACATAGTATAAAACCAATGAATTTTCCATTCTTTTTAACTTTATATCCAAATCTATTTGTATTTTTCATTAATAGATTAAAACTATATTCTTCTAATAGCTTTTTTTCTTTTAATGACTCTGGGCAGAAAGTTAAATGATAATCATATTCCTCTTTGAATAAACTTTTCAAACAATTATAATCGTTTGCTGTAATTTTTGTAATTTCCAAAATTATACTCCTTTTCTTTCACTTCTTATAATGAGGTCTGCATTGTTTGAAATTTTTTCAATTAATAAAACAGTATGCTTAAAGATTGAGTTTTTATATTTTTTAGCTCTGAAATAATCATTATTTCTATAACCAACAATGCATAGTTTTGTTCCTCTTTTAAACCAACTATCATCTACCATGACTTTATGTTCAACATCGCCCTGTGATATTCTTTGTTCATAGTAACTATAAGTTTCATCATTGAATTTTACACTTATTACTTTATTTTGAGGTGTCAAAATTTCTATCGTTCTTTTATTTTTATTTTTATCTACCACAGTTCCACAAATTCTATAAAGATCATACTGTTTCCATACAAACTCCTCCCCGTTTCTTTTTTTATAACTTTTGATTGTGTAGCTTGGGTCTTCGGGAAGCAAATCAAAATTAATAATATTATACTTATCAAAATTAACAGACATTAGTTCATGTTGATCTTTAGGATAAAAAGACGTGGAAGAAAAAGCCCACTCTAATTCATTATTTTCTTCTATGTTGTTTTCATATAATATTTTCTTACCTATATTATTAAAATTTTTAATAAAATCTTCATTGGAAATATATTGTTTTATCTTCTCTGCATAAGGCTTCGTTGCACGATCTAAATTTTTATCAATAATTATCATATAATCATTTTCATAATAAAAATCCACATCTTCTTTTAAGTCAGGAAACCAGTATAACAAATCAGACTCAACTTTTTTCGGAACCATATAATGTTTTTTTGTTTTTATTTTTTCATCTTGTTTGTAAAAATTCATTTTATTTTTGATATTTTTACAAAGCATATATGGAGTTAATAAATTTTCTGGTATATAAATATCATATTCCAATATTTTATTAATGTTTTGTAATGATAATTCTTTTTTTTCTTCATATTCCAATGAAAAAAATTCTTTCATTATTTCAATTCTGTTTTCATTGAATTCATCAAAACAACCAGCCTTTATTAATGTAATTATTTTTTGCTTCTTGATTAGCGATTCTTTGTTATTTTTAATTTTATTATAAAAATCTATAAAAGAATCATAAGGTCTGTTATTAACTATTTCTCTAGCTACTTCGTTGCTAATTCCAGAAATACCACCTAAGCCAAAAAGAATACTATTATCTTCTCTGTTTGGCGTGAAAGAAATGTTTGATTTATTAATTGATGGTGGTAAAATATTTATTCCATGATGTTTCATTTTATAAATACTTCGTGCCATTTTTCCATAGTCGATAGCTGTCCTTTTATCTTTTTCATCGTCTGATTGACTTTCCACAGTTAAACAAGCGCAATTCCAATAAACAGGTGGATAATAATAATTCAAATTCAATTCTTGCAAAGCAATGATCGAATAAGATGCCGAATGTATTTGAGAAAAAGAATAGCCAAAACTTGCAGCAAAAATTACATTCCAAATATACTCTAAAAACAATTTTCTGGTTCCTAGTTTTTCCCCATATTCAAAAAATTGTTTTTTCGCTTCTTCTTGTAATTGTGCACTTTTTTTCGCAATACTTTTTCTAAGTTTATTACTTTCTTTTAAAGTATACCCGCTTACTCTTTTGTCCATGCTAATACGCATTAATTTTTCTTGGCTATCTGCTAAACCATAAGAATCATTTAAGTACTCTTTTAAACAAGCTTGCTCATTTTCATTCAACCCATAACTTGTCATTTCTTCATACCAATCATTTATATTTTGTTTAAATCTTGCATATTTTAACAATGGAGACTCTTGGCCTGGTTGTGCCATTAATCTAAGTAAATTGTTGGTAGCAGATAAATCCATGACGCTGTGAGGTTGTGTGAGGTTTAAAGCACGCTCACTTATTTTGGTATCAAATTGAAACACACTATAAATATTTTTAATTATATCCCACATATTTTTATCATCATATTCTAAAATATCAGGATGAATATATTTTTCGTATGTTTTTTTCAGTGTTCCTTGCCACTCTATAATTCCATCTTTTAATAGTAGATTTAGTGTAGTATGAATTTTATCTGTGGCTATAGTTTTTAACAAATCAAACTTAATTTCGCCACAGTATTCAGAATCTATTAAGTCGTAACAAGAACATAATTCTCCTTTTGGTGAACGCATAGAAGCAATATAGTTAGTATATGAGTCATTACCAACTAAAATACCAGCAGCATGTGTACTTCTTCCTGTAATCAAACCTTCTAAAGAAAGAGCACATTCTTTCAATTTAGGATATTTTTCTACTTCACGAATAAAACTTTGGATAGGTTGCCTTTGTTTCTCTACGTTGCCTTCGAGACAATCTCGCAAACTCCAAGTAAAACCTCTTTCTACTGGTATCATTGACTTAATATAATCTGCCACATCGTTGTTAATGCCAAGCCCTTTACAGCTTTTTTCTATGGCAGTTTTACTGGTCAAAGCTGAAAACGTTGCAATGCTCAAAACTCTATCTTCCCCAAAGAAATCTATAACACCCTGAACAATTTCGTTCTTTTTTGATGATTCTGAATCTGTGTCAATATCTGGAAGCTCTACGCCGCGTTGGACATTTCTCTCTACCACTATGTTTCCATAATGGGATAGACTATTTCTTTACCCACTTATTTCAGTTGGGGTAGACTGCGCTAAAGCTGTAACCAAACTCAGCTTACTTAGTCGTTACACCTTCCCTTAGCAAAGGGCTTGGCACGAGATTATCATAGATTTTCATCCTTAGACTTTCCTCGTTAGCAAGAATTACATTCTTACACCTATTGGTTAGATAGTTCACAGTCTCCACTTGTATTATTCCTAATATAAGGCCCTAAATTTTTTATCCATGTCTCTTTTCTGTGTTTGTCTTGATATTCCTTCTTTTTTAAGCAATCAAGATATTTTTGATATTTTCTTTCTAATCTTAAACCTTGTATAGAATTGTTATACAATTTATTTAATGCTGAAACCACTTTGTTGTTACCACTACAACCGTATCGACATATTTTCTTTTGGAACAAAATTTTTGTTCCAAAATTAAAATATTCTTCCAGCCACTCACACATAGCATAAGTTGTTGAAAATTGTATTTTATAATGTCCTGTAGATTTGTCGTAAAAAATACTGCCGTTTCCATCAAAAAATCCTCGAATAAAATCAGGTTTTAATTTTTCTGGTACGCCAATAGGCGGTTGTAGTACCAAACTTTTAGCTTGTATTGCTCCAATTTCATGTAGTTTTTCTGCGATATATTTAGAACAAATAAAAAGCCTGGGATAAATTTTACTTAATCCGTAAGTATTTTTTATAAGCACATCTTTAATAGCCGAAGTGTCTAATTTTATATACTTACAAAAACTCTCAAGAATATATTTATCGTTTGGTTCTAAAGTGATATATAAACCATTGTTTGGAATATAGCCATCTGCATAAATAAGGCCAAGAAAATATGCTTTATCCGATGTATCTATTATATCAAAATAATGCAAATTTAATTTATATTTACGATATAAGTCTGAATAGTCATATAATGTTCTGTTGGTATTAACATGCGTTAAATAATGTCTGAACACATGATGTACAGCTTCTTTTCCAATGCCCAACTGCTCACCAATTTGTCTTTGACTTAAGCCCTCCTGCACATATAATCTTTCTATTTCTTCAAAGTATCTTTCATATTTACTTTGTTTTGATTTTTTCATTATATATCACCTCTTTTCTAATAAACATAATAAAGATTTGAGATTTAGGATAAAAAATTATTTAAGGAAGCGCCAAAACGGCATATAATCACCAAAAGGAACAGGGTCTATTTGTGTAATATCCAATAAATAACAAGAAAGACACGCACCCGCGCTGCCTCTTCCTGGCATAACTAAACTACCAATGTCCCATATTATATCTATTATTTGAGACATAGAACTAAAATAACAGGGTATTGATGTACCCAATGCCTCACTTATTAAGCGGAATTGTTCAAATTCCTCATCTAATCTTGCTATATATTGTTCTATATTCTTAGGTTTGACGCTATTGCAAACTTTCTTTTCAAATCCTTTTTCAATTTGATAAAAGAAATATTGTTCATGCAATGTTCCTTCATTGGTACTATAAAAAGCAAAATTAGGATATTTAGAATACCACTCCCTAAACAAATGTCTGATTTTGAATTGAGGTAGCTTCTCTTCGGGAATTTGAGGAATAATAGGATTGTGTTGTAAATCATATTCTGTAATTCTATCCCAAATTAACAGCGTGTTTTTATACATTTCATCTATTTCTTTAGTAGAAAACTGTAATTTGAGAAACATTCTCAATTCTTCCTCGTCCATTAGATAAGTTGTAGCATAGAATTTATCTACTTCGCGCTCACCTTCTTTGGAATTTAAGTAGGTTTTGTGAACAAAAGCCATATCTTTTGTTAAATAATGAGCATCAGTAGTAGGAATAATTCTTAATTTGTATGCTTTAGACAACTCTTTCATTGCAGCATTAACAGTCATTTGTTCTACATTATCTTTGTAGCACGGTTGAACTTCTAAAAAGAAATTATCCTTTCCAAAGGTATCAATACACCACGTTATGAAACTATGAATAGCTAATTTTGCTGGGGTATCTCCACTTTTCCATTGTAAGATCATCTTATCTAAGAAACTTCCCAAGCAAGCGGTGGACGCAATGACATGGCCTTTTTCTTGTCCTATGACCTCTTCTATATCACTATAATAAGTAGGCGTTCTCATCAAACCCCTAGAAAAATAGGCTCTTTTCCAAGCTCTTGTTGAAAGTTCTCTAATTTGTTTGTGGCCCAGAGTATCTAAAGCGGTCAAAATAAAATGATAATAAGGATAAACTGTTCTCTTTTCTTCTCTATTCTCTTTATCCTCACTTTCGTCCATCAAATATATTTCGTTGCCCAAAGCAATCTTAAAAGGTCTGTCTTTTTTCATTTTTTGATAGTATTGCAACGCTTTGATGTGCGAAGATAGGCACTCATGATTGGTGATAGAAATTCCTAACAAACCTAAATCATAAGATTTTTGAATAACATCTTCGACTTTGTTGACAACATCTGGAAAACCTAGGGCGGCATTACTGTATTCATCATGAACATGATTATTAAAATACATTTTTCATCTACTCCATTTTAGTAATTTCATAAAATCTTTGATTAATTTTATTCCATTCTTTCTCGGTTATCCCACCACAATCATATTTTTCTTGCAAGTTATAATAACATTGTAATAAATATCTTTTATTCATCTTTTTTACAAAAGTTTTAGCGTTAGATAATAAGATTTTTTGCATTTCCTTATAATCTTTGATTTGAAAATAATCAATAAAATTTTTTAAATTAATGTTGTATCCTCTTCTTTGCATAGTTAAAATTACTTTTAAAGAATATAAAAGCAAATCTTTTTTAGGATATTCATAAATAAAATTAATTAATATATGTTTATCTTCTTTTTTATAAACGCTGTTTAATTCTCTCCATTGCCCTAGCAATTGTTGCCTAGGTAAAACTTCGATTAAAGATTCGTGCCAAAGTCTCATTGTGAACTCCTTTATAATATATATTTTTCTCCTGTTATATTGAAATATCCTGTAGTGATTTTGTTCCAATCTTCTTCTGTAATTTTTACTGCTCCTTTAGGCCATTTATATATTTCATATAAAATAGCCATACAAACTCTTAGATATTCTTTATTGTGCCAATGAATAAATATTGGTGCATCTATTGGTATAATATCCATACCAAAATCTTCTAATGACAACTTTAATCTTTGTATTCTAGCACTGTATCTAGATTTTTTCTCGTATACATTTATACATTTTTTGATATATGCAATCAATTCAAAACTATCGTAATTTTTCCAATAACCTTGCGCCCATTCTTCTTTAATTTTATCTCCTTTCTTTTTCCAAAGATCAACAATGTTTTCTAAAGAAGCAATTTGTTTTTTGAAATAATAAGGAGGCAAATATGGTAATAATTCATAATGCCATAGTCTTGTATTGCCAAAACGCCATAAAGTTTTTTTCATTGCTATCACCTAAAATAATTCTTTCCATGAGTTATATTTATTATATTTTTTAATTTCAATTTTGTCAATAACAACTTGCTTAATTTTGTGGTTGTTCCAATCATTAATTTTCAATTTCCCTACAATATTTAGAATAATTTTGTCTGATTCACCGTTGTATAATTTTTCTTTCAATTTTTGGTCGGCAAAAAAATAAATAAAATCTATATGATTAATATTCCATTTTAAAGTGGATTTATTTCTGCCTAAAACAGCAATATCTTTAGCAGATATTTCTATATTTTCTATATAAAAAATAGGTTCATTTAAGTTTTTACCCCATAGAGAAGCATATTTGTCCCAGTACCCAAATAAATTATCAGGCATGTTATTTTTATTATAAATACAACATACTTCGGTGGGTTCTTCTTCGTACGAGATATCTGTATCCAAATATTTAATAAAATTATCAATATTGTTTTCTGGAATAGATATTCCGAAACTTTTTTGGTGTCCTTCTGCAAAATTAATTAAATTACTATTGTTGCAAAAGGTTTTTATATCTCTTGTAGATCGACAAGAACCATTATAATTATTATTTTTCTTATAAAGACAAAAAGTAGGCTTCTCATACTTACTCATAATTTTTGAAGCCAATAAACCAGTATAATTACTAGGTTGAACATAAGCTAAAATAAAATTTTTATATTGTTTTATTTCACAATTGTTTAATAAAAGTTGAACATTTTTATTTTGATTATTTTTTTCTCTTTTTATTTTTTTTAGAACTGAAGCATATTCTTCACTTGTGCCAATAAAACATTCGAAAATTTCTTTTTTTAACTCAAAGTTGTCTGATCTAATAACTGCATTTAATTTAGGAACAACATCCCACGCTAACGTAGTGGGGGTAATAACGCCTTTAGATAGTTCATTTATTAGAAAAGAGAGAAAAGAGTTTTTAATATTAGAAAATCCTATAAAATTATAATAACGATTTTCTAAATTTTTCATATCCATAACATCGGCCACATTGCTCAATGCTACTAAATCTAACAAATCTTGATGATATAAATCATTATTTTGTTCGCAACAATATTTAATAAATTTATAAGTAACCCCAGCTCCACTTAAACTTTTATTTGTTACTTTATCACTATATTGATTATTAATACTAAACACCCCATCATAAGGAGGTATTTCATGATGATCTGTTTGAATGATTTTTATGTTTTTATTTTCCAAATCTTCTACATATTGTTGACTAGAAGGATTGGCATCAGGAATCCAAAGTAACTTGCAATCGTTTTTAATTTCTTTCATTATATCCTCATTTAACCCATGCCTTTTGTCTTTGTGATATAACACAATAATATTTTCATGCTTTACACCTAAATGAATTAAATATTTATATACTAAAACAGATGATATTAAACCATCTACATCACAATCTTGTAAAATATAAATTTTATTTTGCATTTTTACCCTCCTTAAAAAATATTTTCTTTATTTTCATACAAAATATTCCATATGTTCTCTCCCTTATCCGAGGGAGAATCTTTGTATTCTAATAAATTGCTCCTGTCATAAATAACATTAACTTTACAAAACCCTTTAAATTGTCCAGCTATTTTCACAACAGTTTTTTCCCATCTTAAATATTCTTTTTTTTCTTCTTCATTTTTTACATGATTGAAAATAGCATGATATTGTTTGTCTAGACATATGTTTACCACATCTATACCTAAATCCAACAATAATTTTTTCTTATATTTAGTTAAATTTACTCCAAAGAGTGCTACACTATTATTATTTTTAGCTATAGTTTCCATTTGAAGTACAGATTTTGGAGCTTCGAATATATTAACCTCACCCTGATTTTTTATGTTATATTGATTCATATTTAACCCATACAAAACTTGGCCTGTAGAAAAAATATAATTACTATTATCTAACATTTTAACAGGCATATATTTATATCCATTTTCAATCATTTCTGGGTCAAGATTTCTTCCATGTATTCCTATTAAATTTCCATCTTTATCAAATACAGGAATTGTTATCATTTGTTTCAACGGATAAAAACCAATATGAAATTTCTCCATGGTTTCTATTGTTATTCCTTCTTTAATCCATGAATAGTCATAGATTTTATCAAAAAAATCTAATATTTTAGGATCATAAATTTTTATATTTTTCTGTCCTCTTTTTATTTTTAAATATTTAGATAAACTTTCTTCCCAGTAATCTTCTTTTTTCCCTTCTGTATATCTTTCAATTTCATGGGTTTCAATATTACAAACTGTACATACATATTTAATAGAATCAGAGAAAGAAATTTTTTTAACTTTCATTACTAAATCAAAAATGCTATAAGCTCTATTACAGCGAGAAAAACAAAAAAACTGTTTAGAATCCTTATACCAATATAATTTATGACTAGAAGAATTATGACACACTGAAGAAAAAATTATATATTTTTCTGTTTCCTCTTTGTCATAAACAATTCCACCTAAAGATATAACAATTTTTTTAACATTGATATCACTTATATTATTTTTCAATTGTTTAAGATTTATTTTTTTCATAAAAAATACTCCTTATATATTGTATAGAAACCAAAAATATTGAATTATTATAACAATAGCAAAAATAATTAATAAAATATCTCTGATAAAAATATTATATCTTTTTTCATAAAAATTTATTATTAATAGTAGAATAAAGTTTACAATTAATAGATAAAAAACAAATATATTTTTACTTATAAATATAAACATTTTATTCTTCTTCTTTTATAAAAGTTTTGGGTATTGAATTTAAATAATTATTCTTTTCATCGGTGCAAAATAAATCCTTTACCCTTCCTGTATTGAAATCAAAACTTTGCCAAACTTTAATGTTTTGTCCATATTGGGAATATCTAGCTTTATAGACATGAGTAATAATATTTGGTTCAGTTTTTTCTTCTAATCGTTTTCTATTAATTATTGTTTGCATCAAAGATAATTCTGATTTCTTAGGTTTTAAAACAATACAACCATTATCTAACTTTGTTTTCAATTGTTTACTTCCAAATAAACAATTTTCATCAATAATATCGTTGTTTTTCTCATTGCCATTTAATTGAGTCATAGATAATAAACCCAAACTATAATCTTCGGCACACATTTTTAATTCGTTGGCGATAGCTAACAATAACATATCTTGTCTCAATGATGTGCCTATTCTTTCTTTGTAATCCTTACCGACAATTCCGTTGTCCCATATATAATCAAATACGCCAAATTTACAATGATGAATAATTGCACATTCTTTAATAACCCTTCTTAAATTCGTTAAAGTGAAGTCAGGCATATCAATTAATCTTATATTTGATTTTCTTAAAATTTTCCCAGCTTCAATTAATCTATCTTTTTCTTCTTCTGTGAATTTGCCATCTAAAATTTTATGTGTAGGAATATCAGCTATATAAGCAATAAAGCGAGGCTGTAATTCTCTTTCCTGTTCCATTTCAGTATGAATATAAAAACCATTTCCTTGGTAATTATGATTTTTAACAAAATCTTTTTTATCTTTATCCCATAAATGAGTAACACTAACTTTACATAAATCGCCTATTGCTGCCGTTGTCTTACCAAAACCCGAAGGAGCCGAACGCATTAATAGATGTCCTCTTTGCCATCCTCTATAAATAGAAGTAAGATAAGGTGAATTTAAACAAGCACCAAAAGATGGTTCTTTTTGAAATTCTTCTAAAACTTTGGTAAACCCTTCTCCTGCCCACATTTCAGCACGCACATTTCTATTATCGAATTTAGTTCTTAGTTGATTATATTTACTTTCATAAAAATTTAATATATCTTTAATAGAATATTGATTTAGTTTTCCAAAATTTATTTCGCCTTTTTCATTTTCTTCGTAAATTTCTGAAATATCTACTCCCATTTCTTTATACTGTCTTAACAAACTTAATTTTCTAACATTATTATAATAAATTTCATAATTATTAGCGTTCGCTAATTCTTTGACTGTGGAAATAAATTCTAAAAAATTATTATCTTCTAAAACTTCGTATTGGGGTTTATAATGTTTACAAAAATTATCCACCATTATTTCATCTATTTCCATAGCACCTTCGGAAGCCAAGTGCAGAATGGCTGAAAATAGTATCATGTGAAATGTACAAGGTACAAAATCATCTTTATTAATTGGAAACTTTTTATTAAGTAGTAAATCTGTATTATTCATTAAACATCCAAGGGTCATATATGCGTCATTAAAAGAATAAATCATTTTAATCTCCTTTTTAACATAATTAAATTTTGTTTTTCAATCTTTGATAATAACTTTTAGATGTATTATTGATAAAAACAACTTTTTCATTGAAATCAATATTTTTAAATTTTTCTTGATTATTTAAACATTTTTTGGTATAGTCCAGTGCTTCTTGATAATATTGTGGAAACACTTGCCCCAATCCTAAAGAAGTATCAAAATTTTTTTCTAAAATTAATACGTAATATCTAAGGGTGAGAAGTATTTCAGCATCAGTCCAACCATATTCTTTCTTATAATGTTTAATTTGTGACATAATCCAAGGCCAATTACACTGATTTTGATATAACTCTTGAATATAATCAGTTAAATTGTAATGATATTCAGTATTTTTTGTTTCACTTTTATTTTTTATATAGTTATTATAACAATTTAGATCACAAAAATACATTTTATCTTTTGTCGGATGTTTATAAGAATTCTCTTTTTTAATTTCTTTTTTGCAATTTCTACATTTCACAGTTTGCATATTAAATCTACCTTCTTATAATTATTTCTTATCAATAATTATATCAGAAAATATATAAAAGTCAACATGTTTATTAATTTTATAATTTAAAAATCCCTACGAATAAATGTAGGGTTTTTTAAATGTTAATTAATATGAAATATCATAATCCATAGCTAAATTATTTAATTTTGTATAAATGTTTGCTAATTTTTGTACCTCATCTTTTTGTGCTGAAGAAACTTTCCGAATGAGACCATTTTCATCCACACCCAATTCTTCTGCCACGATTTCTTGCACTCTCTCGGGCGCCACAACGAAAACTTTTTCCATCACGGAAGGAATAATTTCTAAATAATCTTTTAAATCAAATTTATCATCAACTTTTTTAAACGGTGTCAGTTGACAATCTGCTTCTTCTGCGCTTTTTTTAATTGCTTCTAACATTGTTTTTTGAATAGTTTCAGCAGAAAAATTCTCAACAATCACTGGCATATTGTAACGACTTCTTGCAAAAACTGTTTGTGTTTGTTTACAAATAGCGCTAGAAGCGATGGGATCACCATCTTTGTCGATTCCATTAGGTCTTGTATAAATGACAAAATCACACAAATTTCTTAAAAATCTTGTTGACCCTTTTTCTTTTTCAGTCCCAAAAGGGACAATGAAATTTTTTGTCACAACTCTTGTTTTTCCATTGTTGTCAATGATTTCTTCTTTCTTTTCCACTTCTTCTTCATGTGAAATAAAAATAACAGTATATCCACACGAAGTTAACATATTAATTTGATTTCGAAACATTTTTCTTGCTAATAAATACCCATTTGGATTTCTATTATTCCTATCATTTGGATTCTGCACTAAACCAATATCATTCACATCATACATTTTGCACACTTGCGCTTCACAAATATTAACCAATTCCTCTGCTGTGTCAATAATAATGGTATTATATAATTCATGTGCTTTATCATACATATTTACTAATTGATTATTAATTGTTACGAAAGTATTCCAATCTCTAATAGCAAATTTAGGACAATTTACTGCATTCCCCCCATTTTCTGCCATTAATAGAAGAGGTTTCGGAAATTTACAGGATTGTTTCGTTTTTCCTGTATCATTAGGACCATAAAACATAATCTTCTGTCCAGATAAATCCATAACCATTTCTTTATTTTGCACTGCAAAAATATTAATTTTACTACTCATTTATTTTCCCTCCATGAAATTAGAATGGCATATCTTCCATAGTAATATTCTTAACACGATCTCTAATGGAACTTTGTTCTGTATTGAGATTATTTTCTTTTCCTGCTCCGTTTTGCATCATTTCATCAAAACGAATGTCCATTTCTTTCTTTAATTGTTCAATAGTTTGCTCATCATAAGCTTTTTCTAATTCTACTGGATTTCCACTTTTATTTTTAGGAATATCAGCGCCAACAAGTAAGTATTCTTGCTTAAAGAATCCTTGCCTTAAATTAATTTTACGACCAAAACCACTATGTGCTTGCGGCTGTTGAGATGTACTATTGTTTTCAATAGAACAATATAAAGTAATAGTATCATTTGGTTCTAATTTTTCAACAAAACTTCCATTCATTTCATCTACATAACCATTCATAACAGCATCGAAAAATTCTTCTGGAACATAAACTTCTACCGTATGTAAATTTTTATAATAATCTACAACAAAAGTTTCAATAATAGCACGACCTGTTTCAATTTG